GCCATAATGCAACCTCGCCCCTAGGCTGCTTTGTAAGTTCTGCTATGTCGTTCCTTGCGTTCCTCACTTAACCGGTGCTAACTACGACAGTATGTGACCGGCGGACTTGATTAAACATTTCCGTACACCCGCTTAATGCCCCACTATTGGCGGTTCTGCCGAGACTAATGGCAATGTCGATAGGAAATGTCTTTCGGGGAATCTCTCTAACCCAACTGGTTTATCGTCCGAAGTCAGGACGGCTTTTTATAACACTCTGGATATTGTCTTTCCAGAATTATTCAGAATGAATACCATAGTATCAGGAATACCAATGCGGCTATACACATAAGTAACTGTATCTAAAGTAACCACCGTGAGCGAAACGTTCTTCTCTAATGGCGGATCACCAAGATACCAAATAATGTTATCTCTGCACAATCCGGCAACACCGATAAGTTCCTTTGCCTTGTTGAAATTCTTCTGTCTGATTTCCAATTCTTCATCTGAGGATTCAGCGTTGGATATTTGAAGCATATCCTTTTCGATAATAACATCGAAGCACTGAATAACCTGGGATTCCTCAAAGGTATCATTTCTGACACCCTTTTTGATTGTTTGTAATATCATGCCTTTCTTCCTCTCTGTCTACGCCTTTCGGCTTATTGCCCCGTTCCGGACCGGGATTGGATAGGTAAGGAATCGGACCTTACACTGGAATATTACGATAGTCGCAGATTACCTCATGTGTTTGGTGCATACGGATTTTTGAACCTATCGTATCAAAGGTGGGTGGCTGCCATTCCTGCTTATTCCAATCACTGCACTTTGCGTTGTTGCCACACCGGGACGCACCTTTTCCTCAACCGTACTAATATTGCAGTTACCCTTTACTGCCTACTATCCAATTCTGAAACCTCCTCCACCGGTGGAATACGGTTTCATAGCGGTGCATACAGGACTCGAACCTGTACTGCATTTCTGCAGGACGACTTAGCAAGACGCTCCGCTACCATTACGGCAATGCACCATACGCCGTGTTAGGGATTTGAACCCCAGAGACTTTTACATCCAGACAGTTTTCAAGACTGCACCCTCGACCAACCGGACACACGGCAGAGTAGTTTTCCCTTGGTAACGTACAAGTCGGAGCTCCTCTATCCGCCGGTCGTAAACGCCCTTTCGTAACCTTTTTATGGAGTGCTTTGAAAGAGTAAGTCAAGTGTCTCCAACTGGCAAGGTGGGGATCGAACCCACGACATTCTGATTAACAGTCAGACGCTCTACCACTGAGCTACAAGCCATTATTGGAGTAACAGGACTCGAACCTGCGCTAACCAACATCCGTAGTGTTGTGCTCTATCCATCTGAGCTATACTCCAATGCAGTCCGGCAGTGACTTGGATGGTTGCCGCCACCGAACCGATGCAACGTGTAAGACAGTTGCCAACAAGGGTATTTCATTTGTATATGCGGTTCTCGGACCCTACACCCCTCCGCAGTCCTATAAGTAGTCCCTCAGCACAAGGCTGTCACTCTACTTACAAGACCCACGGCTTACGCCGCCAGATCATAGCTCTCATAAACCACCGACTATTTACTCAGAGAGCCTTGGCACAGTCCAACTCTTTGTGCCTTACCTCGGATGTACGTTGTTTTCGCAGTTCTCCGCCTCTACTACATTCCTCTGCGCCTGACTAAGCATGACGGCTCGGTTGGTTACGGCTCACGCACATCTGTAATCAGGTCTTTCTCGGAAGTTTCCACCGCCGCTTAAATCGCTGTAACGCTCATGCACTCTAAGCAGTAAATTTTCCGCACCGGAGTTTTTCTTAAAAAACTCTTGGTAATGTAAAAAGCACTTGGTGATCACCGGAACCTCGCCACCGCCAATTTTCTTTCCTGTTAAAGCCGGACTAAGAAAATCAGTTAAGAAATCCGCTCATCCTACGGTGGGGAGTTGAACCCCACTTTCCCCGGCATGGTGTCCGTGGCATTTCCAGTTATGCTATCGTAGGCACCGTTGCAACGATGGTCTTTAGCGTGACTTACGCAAGCTCTCCAAGTTTAAGTCCTGTCGGCTTTCCCGGACTACTCACATAAGCCTCTCAGTGAGCATTGCAATCTCCCTATTTAATGATTGCTTACCACGGCTTTCGCCAATACTTTTCAGCCGGAACACTAAACCAACTATAAACAGTCAGCGTTATTCTCAGTTGAAATGTTCGATGGGAGAATCGAACTCCCGTCCCCACCGTGAAAAGGTGGTATCTTGACCGCTTGACTAATCGAACAGAGGAGCGTTCCTTTTTACCGAAAGGCAATTAACCGCACAAGCGTAAACGGGTTCCTGATATTGATTTTTTCTTGCAAGATTACTTTCTCGGCTCATTACACCGAAATGGGCGAAAGAGGAATTGAACCTCCAATGTTTACCACGAGGGAACGGATTTACAGTCCGCCGCAACACCACCAATCGTTGCCGTTCGCCCGGAATTTTCTTTGTATCGCCAAGAACATTAGGAAAGAAGCGGTGGGAATCTTGATCGCTAGAGCTGCACCCACAGGTGGAATCGAACCACCACACTACACCAAGTTCGCTCCGATCATTTAGCGATTCACTTCATCTTTCAGTGCTTTACCGGCTTTGAACTTAGGTGCTTTGCAAGCCGGAATGGAAATCTCTTTTCCGTTCTGAGGGTTCTTGCCAACTCTGGCAGCACGCTCAGTCACTTCAAATGTTCCGAAACCTACCAACTGCACTTTTCCACCCTTTCCGAGTTCTCCGCCTACGATCTCAACAAATGCATTGAGTGCTTTTTCAGCATCACTCTTGGAAAGTCCGGCATCGTCAGCCATAGCCTGCACTAATTCAGCTTTATTCATTGCTCTGTACCTCCGTTGTTGATGAAAGATCTCCAATGTCTACGATTGTGCCTGCGCCGTCCGACAGTGACACTTTCGGCAGTGCGCCGTCCCATTTCTCCAAATACATCTGCTGCAAAATCTTATTCGTCAGTGAATCATTCAACAGCTTATTGGCATCCGCCTCTCCCTGTGCTTTAATAACGGCAGCGTCAGCTTCGCCCTGCGCCTGAGTAGTTTTTACCTTGGCATCTGCCTCAGCAGCTTCGATCTTTTTCTGATTTTCAATCTGCTGCTGTTCATAAGCCAACTGCGCGGTCTGTTTTTCAGCGATTGCCTGATTGTAACTGTCCTCAAAATCAGTATTGGCAATTACTACCTTGTTGATGATTACTACGTCCTCTCCATATTTCTCATCGAGGGCTTTCTGAATGTTCTGCATGGAAAGAGGCTCTACAATCCCTCTGTTCGTTGCATCTGTTGAGGTCAAGGACTTACTGCTTGTCTTGATTGCGGAAGCCACAAGTGTCTGCGTTACAAGGTTTTCCTTATAGTTGCTGACGTTGGCATAAATCCATGCGGACATTTCCGGGTTGATCTGGTATGTAACTGTGATGCCATCATAATACAGTGCTGTTCTCTCTGATGTTTCAGACCAAATCTGTCCGTCAAACACAATGTCCTGCTGTTTGTTGTTGACTTTCTCAATCTTCTGGATGAATGGGATCTTCCAGTTTGCACCGTTCTGTATTGTTGTCTCATCAATCTGTCCGAATGTGCTTTTGACTCCGGTATATCCGGTCGGGATAATCACGAGTGAATTACCTACTCCGAATACAATCAGACCAACAAGTACCACAACAACAAAACCTTTTGGGAATTTTGCTTTCTCATTTCCCTTTTCCTCGATTTCATACTGTTTCAACGAACACCCAGCAATAATGCCGCCGAAGAAAAGTACGATCCCGATGATTGTCAAAATGATACTCATTCCGTTCTCCTTTTCCGTTTGTATTGCTACCTCTGGTAGCCGTCACGGTCATGCGCTGGACATTCCGTTTCTGTTCTGCATCGGCGCACTCAACCACCTTACTTCGTCTGGTCTATCTTGGTGTAGCTTCCATTTACCCGGGAAATGCCAGATCGCCATGCGTGGACCATCAGGGACTTGAACCCCGGACCATCCGGTTATGAGCCGGACGCTCTAACCAACTGAGCTAATGGTCCATACCTCACACTTGGGGAGATTCCATGTGAGGTCTCGGAGGATTATTATAAGTGGGAACCCTCCGATGTAGGATTGCTGTCGGGGAACAGTAATCCTGAGTGGGAAGTGTTGGTGTCGAACCAACTCCTATGGATTTTCAGTCCATCGCTTCTACCGAGTTAGCTTACTTCCCATATTACGGCACTGTTACTGTGCCGTAATGGTTAGGAGAAACTTTAATGCCATACCTTGTGTGTTTAGTCCGTTGAACTTATGTCCGTGTCACTTGGTATGGTCGTAGTATAGCGTACTAAACATTCTTTGTCAAGTGGAATAAACAAAATTTTCAAAAAAATTTGTTTTTCAGTGTGCAGTCGGCTTTACAACCATTTTTCTGAACATCAGAAATCAGCTTGCTTACAGGGATTTTGAGAAAATTTGCTATATCGTATATCTTGTCGATTGGCGGATAACTTTTGCATTGTTCCCAATCGCTCACGGTATTCTGTGCCACATGAACGCCCGTTGCAAGTTCGTGTTGTGTAATTCCCCTATTCGTTCTTTCTTTTTTCAAGTTGGTGGCGAAACTATATTGTCCCATGCTATCCCTTTCTATATTCCTAAGTCACTTCTCTTTACTACCTGTCCCTCTCCGCCAAGAAGAGCATCTACAAACTGAGCGAACATTGCCAGAGTGTCCGGCGCATCATCATGTTTATTCTTTCCGAGCTGTGTGTAACTGCAAAGGAATGACATCATCACACCGTAATCACTCTTAGGCTCATATTCTGTAATATCCTTGAATATGACGTGTTCCTTAACCCATGAAGAATTGACGATGATCTTGGTTTCTTTGTTCTGAGTAGTGTATTTCTTCGTAATATGGCATCTGCCGCCTTTGGCTTTAACAAGTCTCTCAACCTCATTTGCGGTTCTGCTACCCTCTTTGTTGCTCTCGAACTGTGCCTGCTGTACATGATGCTTAACAAGCATATCTGAGTTGAGTTCGTCCAAGGTTCCAGGGTCGATGTTCTTGAATACCAGATCTTCCAGATAGTATCTGTCTCCGTACTGATAGAAAACTCCGAGGAAGTTGTAGTCTGTACCGGTGTCCTTGGTATCGCAGATTGCCAATATAGAATCCGGTTCTCTGTCCGGCAGTCCTCCGATGTATCTCTGTAATTCTGTTGGATGATACAGAATACCCTCTCTCTCAATCGGATCACTCTTGTACAGACAACGGTATGAAACATCATCCATCGACATTTCCATATCGTGGAAGTATTTCTCATCAAATCCAACATCGTAATCGTAATCAAAGTTGCTTTTTCCGGTCTGAGGATCAATGTCTGGAACAGCAATGAACTCTGCCCTCGGATTTCCCTCGTACATTCTTTCAAGCCGGCCAATAACATCATGAACACTCCACCGGGTTGCAATGTGGATCTCTTTTGCTTTCTTCTTTTTACGAGATTTAAGGTCTGTGGTGTACTCTCCGTACAGCTTATCCAGACGATCAATAGACAAAGCCTCTTCGATACCGGAAACCAAATCATCCACATACAGAAATCCCTCGCAACGGGTAACACCGGTAAGGGAACCTCTGATTGGTCTGCAGGTCAGTGTCTTAAACGGCTGCCATCTTCCAAGGTTTATTGTCTCTTCTTTCGCGTTGTTTCCCTCAAATACAATGTCCGGGAACACATCGCTCCAACAATATTCATTACTGGTAATTATGTTGAGAACAGCATCATAGAACATTCTCGTCATAAATCCAGAATGGGAGGACATAAGGTTTGGTGTGTTTGGGTAATGCCCCATTACAAACGATATAAAAAACTCTCCCAGTGTGGTCTTGCCGGTGCCAGGAGGCATTGATATTGATAGAATATCCAACTCATCATCAATAAGCCTCTGCATCTTCTGTACAAGCCAATAAATCTTATTTCTTCGTGGCTGATAGTATCTGTCCTCTGGATCTCTGTTCTTTTCCACATAGAGCAGATAAGAGTCAAAATCCTTATGTTCCTGTGCCAAGAACAAAAGAGCCTTATTGTACAAATCGTAATATTTAATATCTCCTGTCGCACATAGTCTCAGTGCAAGGAATCTGACCTTATTCGCTAATTTCCGCGAAAGTTCTTTATCTTCCCGGATAACCTCATTTGCCATTCCGAGTAAGGACAGAAGATTGTCATAGTCACTCAGATCGCTTTTCAGAAGCCTTACGATAATCTCTTTATTCGATAGTTCGTGTTGAGCCATGAAAATTCATCCTTTCTCACGGCTCTACACGGCTCTGTAATATTTAAGGTTTTACCACATTCACTGACGCACGGATTGTAATGCCACGGCGCGCCGGATTTTCGTTTGTTTCAAATTTGATAAAACCCTCGTCGGCAAGTTTTAACCCTATTCTGCTTGCCAATTTTCCATGAACATATTCTGTTGCACCATCGCGGCCCGCATTGAATATATCCATCTCCATGCACTCGGCATATCTTTCTATCGGTCTTTCATCATACCTCACTTGAAACAGAGGTTCTTCTATCTGCGGCTGCGGTCGTGTTCTCCGTTCCGGTCTCTTTCTCCAATGTGGTTTGTTTGCCGTCCGTCTCTGTCTGCGCATCTTTTCCTCCCTCCGCATTTTTTCGATCTCTCACACTCTTACTGCAAACGCTCAGAATAACCATATTGAGATGCTTATTCTGTTCTTTGAGCTGAGAGTTCTGTTCCAACAGCAGCTCATTCATCTGTGTAATTTCTTTCTTCACTTCATTGTTGGACTTTGCATCTTTCCAACCCACAACAATGTAAAGTGCCAATATCGCAATCCAAATGATTGCTAAAATAACATCTAACATTCTTTTATTCCTCCGGCATATAATAAACTCCGCAGCTATACGCTGTAACATCCGCCTGTCCGTTGCCACGAACCATGATAATGCTATGATCCATTGCCAGATCCTTTACGGCATTCTCAGATATGTTGCAATTCTTAGCCACTATCATATCAGGAGGAAAAGCGTTTCCGAGTAACTGTTCAAATACTTCTTTCCCTCTCTGTTCTGTGTCGTAAGCTGCAAGTGTGTAATCATCGGCAGTAATTCTTTTTCCGTTGAGTGCAATGCTTTTGATATTGCCGATGTTCACTACGTTGCTACGATCCTGGTCTACAATATACATCTCTGATCCTCCAACCACTTATTATCAAAATAGCAGAATCCAAACACGGCTGCTCCAATCAAAATTACCCATACAACCCAGAAAATTACCAACCCGGCAGTCCCATTTGAAACCATATAGTCCACCGCTTCATCTATCGTATCTGCCTGAATGAACGGTGTTCCGTCCTCTATGGTATTATCTTTGAGATTGGCATAGATAACTCCGCTGTATTCCGTGTTGATAACATAGTACAAATACCTCACATGGGACGATTGCTTAATCGTGTCATACAGGTAAGACCCCGGCATCTGGATTTTTCCATACGGAAACTCCACACCAAGGAATGACACCGTTTGACTATGGTTTTCCCAACTATCGTAGTAATCCCACGAATAATATACCTCCGTGGTGTAATAAGTCTGTGTTTTCCCATTTACCGTCCGTGTATGTGCCACCTGTCTCGTATGTTGGTTGTAGTGTTGTTCCTCAACCTTTATGTAGGCAGCTGGTACTCCACCTATGCCCGGATCTGTAACAGGATCTACTGCCACCAGATTTCCTTTCACAAACGCATTTCCTACATCAGTTCGCATACCGTACTGAAACAGTTCTGCATTTCCATCAATCTGCATGGCTTGATAGTATTCCTGATTCTGTTCGTCATTGTGTGAAGCTATCTTTTCACTAATGAAAAATCCACCCATAAGCATGATAAGGATAATGACGATGCTAAACATCAGTTCGCGCACCGTCATATCCCAACCGTTGCCGGAGTAGATTATCTTACTCCCTTTTCTCATAGGCTTATTCTCCAAACAGATTGCTTACAGGCTGTCTGTCCTCTTCGCTGTATTCCAGATAGTCGTAATTGATAACCTCATATCCCATAATTCCCAAGATCTGCTTATGAGGGAATTTACGCACATATTTCTTATACGCCCTTACCTCATTATTGTAGGCAGTGCGGTACTGCAGGATCATATTCTCTGTGGTTGAAAGCTCATTCATCAGTTCCTTGTAATTCTCATTGGATTTTAATTCCGGGTATGCTTCGGCAACCGCAGCTATGGAAGTTGTCACATTCTCAATATCTGTGGTGCTGCCATTGTTTCCTCTTGCTTCTACGACATTAAGAAGAGTCTCTGCCTCATGCTTATCGTACTCCTTGACGCAATCTGCCAGATTGTAGATAAGATCCGTTCTGCGTTTCTCCTGTGCCTGAATATCAGAGTCAGCCGTAAAGACCTGTTCCTCCAACGAAACCGCTCTGTTGTTGGTACTTACGAAAATTCCTGCTATCAGTAATACAAATTCGGCTACGATGCCGACAATAATCCCTGTTCCTTTATTTTTCATTGTTGTTGCCCTCCATCTTTATCATAAATTTGTTTTCTGCCAATACGATTCCTCCGGGAGTTTCCGTGAATATTGGCTCTGTTCCGTTGTAAATCTGAAATTCCACATCATTCCGGCAGACGGCATCTCCGCCGTCCATCGGAATAGCTGCCAGAACTTCTTTTGTATCGGTCTTATAGACCACCACTGTTGTCATATTGCACCTCACATGAAGTAATCATAACCGACACCATACTTTGCCATGATAAGACTCTTTGCCATTTCCTCTAACTTCTGGTGTTCGGTTGCGTCCAGATACACACCCTCATAGGTTCTACCCTGACATCCCATCCAGTCATACTTGCAATGTAAAAGTTCATGCACAAGATCCTTTTCCATGCAATGTTTGAACAGTGTATTATTCTCTTTGTAAGATTCATCGCTGAGTAACTGGATGTTCGCCTGGCTGGATTCAAATACGAATGTGTTATATCCAGCAGCGTCAATTACCTCTTCTCCGTCAGGGTTCATAATCTTATCCTTAACGTGTGCCAGTATCAGCCATCCATCAAGGAATAATCTGTGTTGCCACTCTCTCAGGCACTCTTCTAACTGCTCCTGGTCTTTGAATATGTCTATCGGTTTTTGTTTCCCATCTCTCTTTTTGAGAGTTCCACAAGTATTGTTCTCAAAAGCCGCACCGTCCGCAACGGAAAAGCACCATTTATCTCCATATCTGCGGCCGCACACATAATCCCCTATCTTTACCGGTATTTCGCATCCGCACTGATTTCCTACGTTGGTAATGAGTACCAACCCACCTTTTACGGTGCTATGGTCTATGAAAAAGTTCTCTCCGCTGGCAGTCATATAATCATCAATTTTCTTACCGCAAGTAAGCAGATCGAACATTTCACGCTGATTTTCCCCAGTCCACATCATGGTTTTTACTTCATCCGGGGACTTTGGTTTCAAGTTCAAATTATCCATCATTCGCTCTCCTTTACTTTCTTGGCAGATTTTACCTTGATTTTCTTTCTACCGAACTGCTGATATACCAGAGCAGACGCATGAACACTGTCCGTGCTGCATACGGTAACAGTTCTGCGGATTGGTTTTCTCTCAATGGTTTCAAACACTACTTTGTACCACCGTTGTTTCATTGGTTCTGCCCTCCTGTATTCTTCCGTATATTCTTTCGCACTTTTCGGCGTGTTCACATCTGATTGTGGTTAATACCTTTGGGGTCTGATCCGCCAATACAGTAATATCAACCTTATCAACGTCAGCTTCAAAATCAGGGCAGAAAGCACAATAATCTTTCACTCTGAGTTCCATTCCATTATCCATGACAGCCCACCGCCTTTAACATACTGATTTTCTCTACCAGAACATCAACCGTTGCGTTGAGCTTGCTGTTCTTAATGCAAACTTCCTGATAATCCTCATATAATTTTCCACCATTCAGCATTTCAGTCTGTTCCTTGACTGTGGCATCCAGCTCTGCATTGAAACTTTCAAGCTGTTCAATCTGTTTCCTCAGATTATCATTCTCTTTTTCTACTTTCGCATTTCTTTCTTCCAAAGATTTCTTGTTTGCTTTCAGTTTTTCAACCTCGCTCGTAAGTTCTCCGAGTTTCTTTATCATTTCCTGTTCAGACATGGTTCCCTTTTCCTCCGTCTCTTCTACTCCGAGAAGTACCTTAATCTGTTTCTTTGAAATGTGATACGCCATTGCAAGGGCAGCTATGGATTCCCCGGAAGAATACTTTTGCTCAATCTCTGTTTTCTTCACGGAAATATCCACACCATTCGTATTGAACATACGCTTGTAGCCGCCCTCTTCCAGAATTTCTACTATCGTCTGCGTGTCGCACGCATTTAAGTCCGCAAGAATGGGTATCTGTCTCTTATGGTTCTTCGCCAAGCGGTAATCCATTAAGATTTGTCCCTTATCCATTCTTACCTCCCTGTTTTACCCCCCCCCACGGAGAAAAAGTCCTCATGGATTGCCTTGATAACTTCCGCATCGTAGAGTGCATTGTGTTTTTGGCCTTTCGGCAAATCAATTCCTCTGTCTGTAAGGAGTTGTTCTCTCGAAATGTCAAAAGCTGCCTTTTCTGAAATATTCAGGATCATTGAAATATCTTGGCAGAGATCATGGCAAAACGGATTGATGTACTCCGGCAGCAACATGGCTCCATCTGCAATCAGTTCGCATAATAAAACCATATCGTAATGGCATACATCAGATACAAACTGAATATCATCTCCGAAACCATCAAGCCAATTAAGTAATGCCGTTCTCACATCGTCCCTGTTGCCGATCACTCTTGTCGTAAGCTCATCCTCTTCCAGTTCCTTTTCCAACTCCGTGTTGCCACTCAGGAGCAGATGATCCAGAACATTCTTGGTAATCCAATCATCGCACTGTGTCTCATCATAATCGGTCAGTTCCGCATAAAACCTTTCGCCCTCATCAGAAACCAATCCGATACTTACGAGCGTTGTATTCTGATGCAGACCGGTAAACTCTGTGTCAAAAAATATCTTTCTCATTCAGTTCCCTCCGCTTCATCCGGGATCTCCGGCACAGCTTCAAAATTCACTCTCAGATACCGTTCAAACAATGAAGCGCAGACCATTGTGTAGCTGTATACTTCCTTGTCAAGAACCTCATCCTTGATAGAATCTGTAATCTGAGTCATCATAATTGCTGTCGGAGCCGTTGATTTCTCATTCTCAAAGGCTTTCAGCATAATGTTGCCATCATATCCCTTGGCAAATTCCCTCAGCGTCATTGGTTATTCCTCCGATTTCTGTGCCTTTTTAGCTTTCTTGGCAGCTTTCTTTGCCTCTTTTTCAGCCTGTGCCATCTCAGGAATGAACTCACGGAAGATGTTGTTGTAATTTCCGTTGTTGCCAGCCCATTTCTTCACGATAGCCATAGCCAGACCGGCTTCCTCGGAATAGGTATCAGCCTTTTTAGGCTTACGAATGGTTACTTCCTTGCCATCAACAACCTTTTTCTTGATTTCCACGTTATCCATGCAGTTTACAACTGTCTTTGTTCCGTCAGACCAAAATACGATTGTTGCCGGATTCTGGAACAGGACTTTCTCAATACCGTATGCTCCAATAGGCTTGTCCTCAACCATTGCTTCTACACACAGTTTGTTCCAACGATACGGGCTACCGCATACATGATTGATCTTTCCTGCGTAAGTCGTGCCGTCCTCGCACTCGATAGTTACTCTCTTAAATTTCTTGTCCGCTAAACTTCTATCCATATTGTCCTCCTTAACACCTAACTGGTTAAAAATGTCTCCAAATAATGTTTCTCCCGGAATAGCGCATGATGCTATAACCTGATCTCTTAACAATCCGATTGTGGCATTTTGGCATTTCTGTGAGAAATCCTCTGTGATACTCGCAACCGGTATATCATCAAAATCCGGCCATGGTTCTCCGAGACAGCGTGCTCTTTCGATGCTCACTCTCCGACACTGTTCTGCCGATGATGCTGCCGTTACCTGTCTTGCATTTTCCCACCATCGGTTTTCGGTAAATGCCGAGTGTTGCATCACTCTGTCAAATGTTTGTAATGGCGGTATCAGCCGTTCTTTCGGTAATCCAAAACGTTCAAAACCCTGCATAGCAAACGCTATCGGATCGGGTAAATGTGCCGCTTCCGGCGGTCTCCACGGTTTCTTTTCTTTCTCTTCCATTGGTGTCCTCCTTGTAATTTATTATCAAGGGCGGTATGCCCTTAATCTCATGTTGAAATTGCTCTCGATTTTCGCTACCACGCAGTCCTCTTTCAGTATGCACTTGGCGCATTTTTCGAGATTTCTGTAAGGTTCTCTGCCAAAACATGGGCGAAACAGCTTATTTATGGCAGATTTCTTCATTTTCACTTCAAAAGGTATTTCAAAACCATCTTTCAGATGTGAAATATCCGGCATATCATACTCTTCATCCAGTGTAGGCTCAGATATTTCCTTAATTTCCGCAAGCGGTATGGGATCTCCGAGACGTTCATCCATGATAAAGAGCTGTGGTCTGGTCTCATTTTCCATCAATATTCCTCCTATGCCTCTATCAGTGTGAATACACGTTTATACACATCCTTATCCGGCAGACACCGCAATTTATTCAGTGTTGTGTTTCCAAGATAAACATTATATGTGCAATCCCCTATGGTTAATGTTCCTATGCTGACCGGATCATTCAGATCCACTTGTACGCTATTGCGCTTATTCAGTATCGCCCGTATGGTCTTGCATACTTCCTCATTTTCTTTTTCTGATGCAAGGCAATCAAAACACGGATTTTTATTCTTTGATGATCTCATAATATGTTCCCTCGCACTCTTTCGGAGCCATAGTTCCCCATCCGTCAGCCTTTCTCAGTTCATAATGGGTTCCTCTGTCGATGGCAAAGAGTTCTTCCCCCTTGTCAATGGTCATTTCCATATTCTTCTCAATGTCGTTTACGACAATATCCTGTAAGAAACGTGCTATCATGTCTTTTTCTCCTTTCCCACTCCGGCAAACGCCGGATTCGCATACAGCTTTTCAGTAGGCCATCCCATGTGATGATACAGTTTTTCCATAAATTCAAGGCACTCCGCTTTGTCATACGCCAATAGGAAACACAGTAATTGTTCTCTGTTATACAGCACTGACGGGCCGGCTCCCATTTTGATGTAATCGTAATCCGGGTAACGCACCTGAAACTCATTCTGTGTTGCTGCCAATATCTCAAATTTAACTGCTGATCCATGCGGTTCCCTTATGCAATGTCTGAATGGTAAGAAATTCATACTCTCTCCCTCATTTTGGAAAGTTTCTGTTTGGATCTCTCCTGTGCCTTTTTGATATGGCTTTCCTCTTTGTCCATTTTCTTGATGCACTTATCAAGTCGTTCTGCGTATGGATTGCCCTTAATGTCTTTCTGGGAACACTCCATGATGAAAGCCTCCCTTGCCTCAGACTGATAGACCGGTCCCATGCGCCATTTCTTTTCCTCTCTTGCCTCAGTCCAAATCAGCACCGCAATTTTCAATACGAACCACACTGTATTTAGCAGTACCAATGCGATTACTACCGCCACTATCGTTTTTACCATTTTGATTATCCCTCCTTTGAATTTTCTATACCATCCTTGCACCCGTATACGGATCGCATCTTTCACACGCTCCCGTTCCGTACCAAGGGCATCTGTCGCATATCAGCAATGCCGTTGGTCTGCCGGATGCATTTCCGCCCAAAAGTGATATGGGCCTATCTGCGTCCCTGACCCATGTTCCCTTTTTATTTTTCGGGAAATTTTGAGAATCACTGTTCCAACCGTCCATCCAGATATTCCTCCGTCTGTGTTTCTGCTCCCACAATCTTGCCAAGGTTATACCCACCTGTGAAGATGAGACCTATCGCAAGCACAATGAGGGTTAGTATCAACATCCGCCGTACAACTGAATTTTCCCACGCGTCTGCCGCTATGTTTTTGAACCGGTTCAAGATTCTTTTTGCAGTGATTTTCTTTCGGAATGGATTTCCCCTTACCCTCCCGGATGTAAGAAACCTCTTCCACATATTCTCGCAGTTCTCATTGCATATCTCTGTAAGCGGACATTCACAACATTTCTCCATTGCGTATGCTACTGCGCTTGCTATTTGTTCAGCATCTTTCATGGTCTTTCTCCTTATGAGGCGCAAGCCTCCGCCGATTTTTATTTTTCGCCTGTTATCGTTTCTACGAGCAGACGTGACGGTATCCTCATTATGAGGTCATTGCACATTTGATTCAGACGATGGTTTTCATCCGCAAGCGTATTTACCATGAGATACAATCCCTCTTCTCTGGTAAGTTCTCCATTCTCTATCATCTGGTATATGTGGAATACCGTTGCATTGGTCTTAATATGTGTTTCTGAAATCCCCTCGGTGTACGCCTCTGTCATGCAGTCCGGTTGAACTTCCGCAGCGTGTCCTCTTTCCATTTGTCCCATGCGGTCTGTTTCTTCTCTCTGCATACTTCCGCCTCTCTCTGCTCATTCTGTGTTACTGTTTCTTTGTTCTGTTCCATATTTCTCTCTTTCTATGCCGGTAGGCATCCGCCGATTTTGGATTTTGGGGTTTTGTAAACCTTTCACTTTCCATCTGTTATCTGGATGCCGTATCTGTACTTACATTGTAAATTGGGTGGTTTACGGTAATAAGGTTCTTTGCCATTTTACGATTTGGGTGGTTTGGGGCTTTTTAATTTTTTGGGAACTCAGAGGGGTGAGTTGCCCCGGGAACGATCCACCACACACCCCCGCCCCAGGTTATAAGCTGCCGGACCTCTGCGCCCTGGCATCCTACCAACCGCCGCCGGATCTGTCCGAGTTCGTAAAAGTAAAAGAAAACGAACCGCAAAACCGCATAAATGCTATATGTTTATATCTCCGTCCGTGTCTGCCGGATCTTTTCCGCTCATTTCCACCGGTAAACGCTGCGCAATCTCTGCCGCTGTTGGTAGTTCTGCCGCCTGTTTTCCAACGTTTAGATCTATCTTTTGCGCCGCCTGTGTATATCCGTGGTTGTTGTTCATATCCGTAGCAAATACGATCGGCGGGATCTTGCCAGCAAAGGCAAGTTGTTTCTTAAATGCTGCTATACTTGTTTTTAGTCTTTTTATTGTGTCAGAATACGCACCCGGGCGGGCTGTTTCCCAATTATTAAGCGTTTCTCTAGAAATCCCGGCAAAACTACAAAAGCCCTCTACATCAGGCACCAAGCGCACACCCTCCGCCGCTCTATCCTTAATATATAAAATGTACTTTTCCGCTACCTCTGTAAATTCTTCTACGGTTTCCAACTTTCTAGGGCGTCCCCCTTTGTTCTGTACCTCTCCGCCCTCCGGCGTTTCCTCTGTCTGTAAGAATCCAGTTAAAAAGGCATCACATAAAGCCGCCGTTGTTTCTGCGTCCGTTGGTTCATAGTCGCGCCCCTCCTTAAAACGTTTATAACTCTGTTTCCTTACTCCGTTTTCGTCTCTCTGTGCCGTTTCTTTCTTCTCTGTTGCCATCTCTGCGCCCTCCTTTCCTCTGTGCCCTCTGTGGCGGTCCTACGTTGTCACATGGGCAAAATAAAAAGGACACCGGGAAAAGCTTTCTTGTGCTTCTCTCTGTGCCCTACGTTCTACTTTTTCGGCTATCCTTATTTATTTATATGTGGATCTGCTCCGCCCTCCGGCGGCTCTGTTATTTCTATTTCAATTCCGCAACCAATGGCGGCGGCGTATTTCTCCATATCGTCAAGCGTGAATTTATCGGCGTTTAGTCTCTGGTTTACATTCTGCCGGGACACGCCCAGACGGTCCGCCACCTCTTGCACCGATACCCCGCGCCGCTTCATCATTACGCGCATCTTTTCGCCAAAACTCAACCGCACCGGCTCCGCCCTCCTTTCTGTTCTATACTCTTATATATTATAGGAATCTGCGCCGCCTGTCAAGTCTGCCGTTTACATGGTAAACACTGCGCCTGGGTTTTCTTGCACTTTGTAAAGTGTACAATTTACACAATAAGCCGCCCTTATTTTGTTTAGTCGGCTATACATATTTCACAAACCGCAATAGTTTGTAAATTTACCGCTTGACTTTGTAAAGAATAAGCTTTACAATACAAGCATAAAGAACGAACCGCAACGGACAACAACGAACCGCCGGACGTTCAACAAAACAAACAAGCGCAGGCAAGGGCGCACGGTGTACCCCAAAAGAACAACGCACCGCAGACCGGACCAAGGGAATCAACCCGGACCAAGGCAACGGCGGCGCGGCACTTATTAAGACGAGACCGAAACACACGCCCCACCGCCTCCGGCTTGTATCTCCTGTGAGGGCTGCCCCCTGTGGTAATAAGTGCATATATCAGGCAAAAGGAAAATTGTAAACCTGTGCTAGGGTGTACCAATTCACACCGCACATATAAAAAAGATAATTGAGTTATTGGAAGTATGAAAGCACTTTGAAACTTTCAGAACCGCACGAGATCGGGAAAGCGGTATAAAACCGGCCCGGCATTGAGTGAAAGCAGTTAGCACTTTTACAATGATTAACGCCCCCGACGCTCCCAGGGGAAAGCGGGAACCGCTCCGGAACTATTGAGCCGGGGCGATGGCTGGAACGAGTTGCCTATATACACGCAGCATAAAAGGGAATAGGACAGGCGAACCCCTGAAAGCCGCCGTCTGCAAGTCTGACGCAAACGACTATTGAACCAAATAAAAAAGGGCGATCCGCTACACCTACCAAGCGACACGGACCGCCGCCACCCCTCCGGGGCTTGTCTCCTATTATAACAGGCTTTCCCGGATGGAACAACAGAAAAGAGAGGGAAAGACCATGACAGCAGAAAAAGTTATTGAATCTTTGAAATTCACAGCAACAGAGGCAGACGAACAAAAGGACCTTTTTACACCGTCCCACGTTCTCTATAAGTGCCGCATTATCAACCCGGCAAATAATCGCCGCTATACATTTGATTATCAATGTAACCCAAGCGCAACGCACGAGCCGACAAAAGAAGATTGTTTATATTGCATTTTGTCTGATGCTTCTTGTGTTGAGAGCTGCGCAGATGAGGCGGACTTTTTAACAGAGTTTGGATATATTGACGGCGGAGCGGATCAGATTAGAAAAGGCTTGAAAGCGTTTAAGGCTTGCCAGAGAACAAAGAAAGCTATTAAAAGACTTTTCACGGCTGACGAGATCGAAGCTCTGCAGGCACATTTTGAAAACTACTAAACCGATAGAAACGAGGCGCGCGCCCTCCGGGGCGCTCCCTCTCAAAATATAGGAGGCTTATATATTATGATGACATTATCAGAGGCGAAAGCCATTTATAAAACGGGCGGCGGTCATTTCTTCGACCGTGAAACGTTCAAATATTGGGGATCTCGTATAGAATCCGCTTTGTATAAAAACCGCTGTTTTGTTACCAGTGAAAACAATTTTGACGGCAGCCGTAGAGCTTACACCGTGCGCCGGTTCTCTCCTGACTTTCTGCATATTGAAACCGTGGGAGAGTTTCAACAGTACGCACTTAAAGAAACCGCCAGAGAGGCAGCAAAGGAGGCCTAAACCATGAACAACGCATATATTAAAAATCTTTTATCTATCAACAAAAAAGCTTTTCAGTTTTTGCATGATGTCGAGGGCTTCGACTTTGAAAAGCCGTATTTTATCACACAGCAGCCCGGGAAATTTACCGCAAACACGGTTAAAAAGGCAGTAGCCGAGACAATGAACCCGGCAGCGTGTAAAATCTCCGTTTTTATTGTTCCTACCGCTTCGCGATGTCTGCAAGATTTATATTTCGCTGTGCTTAAACTCAACAATTTTTCAGCTTGTCGCCGTGATGGTGTTAGTTATTGGAATTATAGAGTCGCTGCCCCTGGTCTTGATATAGATTATTGTTTTAATATTAGAGACTTTGAGGAACTGCGCAAGAAACAGACTGAAAGCATTTTTATAATCGCCCAGGATAAATGCTATATAAAAGAACCAGAAACAAAAATATTTAATGTTTCCCGGCGGTATACTCTGGACGATGCCAGAAAGAGCACGGACGGACGCGGAAACGATTATATAAAATCCTTAGTATTGACCGCCACGGATGGCAGCGGCGCACGTTTCACATACGAACCATACAACACATTTTACGGAAATGAAAAACGATCCGCGGATATTGCGGACCATATCGACAAAAGCGGCTACTTGTTACGCCCTCACCGCTTCGCATTGATGGAGAGAGCAGAAACATTGAGACGGACCAGAAAACAGGCAGAGGCAGACAACGCCGACTATACAAATGAGATAGCCGAACTGCAGAAACGCATTGACGCAACTAGAATTTTATTATCTAACGCCGTTTTGAATTGTCAGGACGCAACCGCGGCGCGTGGCGTGTCTAACAAGATGAATTATTTTTCTTATGCTCTTTCTTACTTTGAGACATTCAAAGAAAAAATAAACAGCAAGCGTTATGCAAGTATTGAGCGCATCAATTCAGATATTGAAGATATAAAAGATAAGTTGGATCATTGCGCAGAGTAAGGCGGACGGCGGCGGATCATCCGCCCCGGCTCCGCCGGATATATTGAGAGATCGGAGACTTTAGGATGGCTTATAAATATCTGAACCGCTCCGCAGTATTGGAACATCTGCAAGAGGGGCAAACAGTAAATATTGATGAATATATAGAAAAGCTGCGTTTTTTTAAGAAGTACACCGACAACCAAGGAACCTATATAACGGATCGCCGCTATATTGAGTATTCAGAAATAGGCTTGCACTATTACAAGTTTGATACATTGATAAAGTTTTTTGAAAATTTCAAGCATGAGAACGGCACGAAAAAAGCATTGATAACCTTTAGCAAAAACCATTGTTTACAATGCGAGCCGGTAAGAGATTAAGGAGGTTTATATCATGGGATGGGATTATACACACGCAACACACTACACCAGAACCGGAGCTATTGACAAAAAGGCAGAAATTGACGAGCTTTACACCTGGCAGAACGACACGAAAAAATATGAGGTTGTCCGCTCTTGCATGGTCGGGGCTACATATTACGCCGCAGTAAAAGCAACCGTATTGAGCACCGGAGAGGTTGAGACATTCGCCGCCGTTGCATTGGCGCACACAAACAACCGGGATTATTTCAACTTTGGAGTTAAGACGATGGAGGAAAGCATGGGACCTTGTGAAGATCATTGCCCGGCTTCGATTCTCTCTCTTCTCTCCCCTACTGATTCAGAATATGCCAATAGCTGGCGCGAGAGATGCAGAAAGAACATTGAATCAAAGAAAGATCCGCACGCATTAAAAAATTTACCTGTCGGCGCAGTGATCCGCTTTACTCTCCACACTGGGGAAAGCATTGAACTATTGAAGCACGCCGCGGCGTATCAGTTCAAACGCCCTTTCTGGTTCTGCCAATCATCCGGCCACTATATGCCAGTAACCAGGATCCCGGCAAATTATGAAGTAGTCACAGCATAGCATATTGAGTTTAGGAGGATAAAAAACCATGAATAATACAGCATTGAGAATTGAGAACGGTATGAGCAGTTTTGAGTTACTGCAAGCCAAGGTGTCAAGCCTTGAAGCAACAGAAAAGCGAATGAGCATTGAAGAGGATCGCCGCATGGCTGCCATTGATGCGATGGATCGCACCTATAACAACCCATCCACACCACGCCGCACACGCTTTGAGCTTTCTATTGAGCTTCCTATTCAGCGTGAGGCGTTGAAGAACTACCACAATGAGCGCAGCCGGGTATCTGCCGAGCTTCGAGGATTGAGAACAGCTATTGACCTGATCTTGACCGTTTCCAACTACGGCGGAGAGGTTACACCCGGAAACCGCCGATTGATTGAGAGTATTTTAATCTAATACGTTACATTGTAACGATATGTAACACGTTGTAATATGGAGGTAACACAAATGTTGGATTTTGAAAAATTGATTTATAACGATATTAACAAAGAGGAAACGCCGGTATTGATAAACTTTGAATACTCAAAAAAGGCTGAGGACATTGAGAGTTTTCTATTGTACGATTTAAGTGAGGACGATGTGCCGGAGGATGATGAAATACAAAGCATTGATTTTGATTTATACATTTTTAACATGGATAACTTCAAAGTAGAATGTACCTTGCACGGTGCTGCCGGGGATTACTTTATCGGAGATTATATTGAGAGTATGCACAATGCTTTTTCATGGCTTGAACAAATACCGGCAGACATTATGGCAGAGATTAAAGCTATTTTTGCAGATAAGGAGGATATGTAAATGTTAAAGATGTCATTTTATGATGGAACTTTAGACAGGATAAAGGCAAGGGAAGTTGTTGAGGCATCCGAAAAGCCTTTAATGTTCCGATATGGTTTTGCTTTTAGGGGCGCAGAGAAAAGACCCATAACCAGAGAAAAGGCATTGAACATTATTGAGGATTCAGGGAATTATCTGGATATAACAGAAACCGACAACGAGATCCTTTTGAATACTTTTTCAAGTAATGATATGTTGTAGGAGGTATGACATGGTAGTTATTTCATTGACAGATAGAGAACAGACATTATTGAGTGATAGTGTATTGACGATGATAGAGAACGCCGGACAGGCGCAACGCCTTGTATGTGACACCGAATCACAGAAAGCTATTGACATACATATCAAAGAATTACAGGCATTAAACAGAAAGTTGTGTACTACCGGCATCCGGTAAAGAAAGGATTGAGAACCATGAGAAAGAAAAGCGTATTTATTAACTGTATGGAAGCATTGACCGCAAATAGAAAACACAGCGAAGCCCGCGCACTTCTCAATGCAGGACTGAAAGAGTCCGCAGAGAGACAGACCGCCGCTACTGCTCCGGCATATGAGCTTACAAAACCTTATATCTTCCCTACCGTTGAGGGCAATATGACTTATCACACATCATGGGGATCTCACGGAGTAAAGAATGAAGCTGAAACCATATTGAGTGTATTGAACTCTTTCCGCCTCCGCTCCACCCTTGCAAAGATCAACCAGGGGCCACGCCTTACACAGTATGTTATTGAACCGGCTCCCGGAACTCAGGTGCAAGCCATTTTGAGACGTGAAAAGGAATTTCAGGCAGCCTTACACTGCAACGCCTCTTTGAGATTTGATAATGGCTATGTGTATATTGAGGTTCCGACTGGTACAGAAACCGTGTTCCTGGGCGATATGCTCATTGATAATGAGTACCAGTCCACCGATGGTTTCACAATGGCAATCGGTATGGCGGTTGATGGTTCTAAGCATTACATTGATATTGCCAAGGCTTGCCACATCCTTATTTCTGGTATGACCGGATCCGGTAAATCAATCGTGCTGCATAACCTCATCTTATCTCTATTGATGAAAAAGAATCCAGCACAGATGCACTTATATATCATTGATCCGAAAGCAACAGAGTTTGAGTATTATAAGAATCTTGCAGCGTGTACGGTTGTTTCTGATGTAAATGGTGCGGTTGAATTATTGAAGAACCTTTGTATTGAGATGGATCGCCGCTACTCCGTCCTTGCCTCTACCGGCTGCCGTGACATTGACAGCTACAATGCAAAATTCGCAGACGCTCCTATGAGACGTGACATAGTTTTCATTGATGAGCTGTCCGACCTTATGAGCATGGGCGGTAAATCCGTTGAGGGACATATTGTAAGAATCGCACAGAAAGCCCGTGCCTGTGGCATCCACCTTGTAATCGCTACACAGTACCCGATTGCAAAGGTTGTTACCGGATTGATTAAGGCGAATATGCCTACAAAGATCTGTCTCCGTGTTGGTACAGTCACAAACTCTATGGTCGCATTGGATATGGCCGGCGGCGAAAAGCTCATGGGACATGGCGATATGCTCTTTCTCCCTAACGGTTCTCTTTCCCCGGTAAGGTTGCAAGGTGGGTTTGTATCTGAGACGGCAATCAACAATGTTGTTGCCGGTTTGATGAAAAATCAGTAAGTAGGAGGGTTGTTAGAATGGCAGGAAAGACAACAACAGCTTGTACGCATGAGCAGTATGAGACTATCATAAAAACTTTATATGAGGGCATTGGAGACTGCATACAGCCTAATCCCCGGATTGCTACGATCCTTGTTATTGAGGCGAATGTAGGTCTCCGCATTGGCGATACACTCTCCCTCCGGCGTTCCTCTTTCATTAAGACGCCCTCCGGCCACGCTTTCAATATTATTGAGCATAAGACCGGAAAGGTTCGCCGCTTCAAGGTGCAGGAGCAGGTCTACAACTTTCTCCTTGAGTATGCGGATTCCGAGGGTATTGAGGGCGATGATCTGATATTCCCTATCGGTGTCCGGGCAGTGCAAAAGCATCTGAAAAAGGTTTGCGACTGGCTCGGTCCTGGGTATGAGGATATATCCACCCATTCGTTCCGTAAATACTTCGGAACAGAGATTTACTACAAGAACGGAAAGGACATTGACCTGGCCCCCCGCCTGTATCAGCACAGTCCCGCCGCCGTTACAGCTCGTTACTTGGGTGTTACGGACGAAAAGATTGAACAGGCATTAGATTCCCACGTTGATATTATTTACCGTCCCAAATGAGGCGCATATATAGTAATGGTTCCTTATAAGATTTGTCTATTTGAGTGTCGTGTAACAGGTTTCTGGCAGTTTTTAATGTGAAAACTGCTGCCGGTATGAGGGTTGATAACGGCATACACCATCCCTTTGTTGGTTGACAGGTTTTCCGGCTTTAATGCGAAACCGGATAAGGATAGTGGGATCTCCTGACATTCGCGTATCTCCGGCGGAGCGCACGATGCCGCTTGATAAGAACGTGTCCAAATAGACAAATGCTATAAGGAACCATTGAAGAAATGGAGGTCTTAGGCATGATTGATATTACAAACTGCAATAAAATCATAGTCGATACCATCGGGAAAACAGAGAAGATCATTGAATGGTATCAGCAAAATAAAGATTGGTTGGATGCCGAAGAGTTCCGCATCCCCATCCCCTCCGCATTGGTTGAGCTGCCGGAGGAAGATATTAAATTCTATTATGAGCAGGAGGGTGTATTCGTCAGGCTGCATCTGTATATGGGTGGCGTGTATGTCTGCAATTATCGGTATGATCCGAAAACTCAGGAAATCGAAAACATTGTCTTTCCTGCCGGATTAAGCAAAGAGAAACGAAAGGTTGCCCGGATGGTTCTTGCCGCTGACAGAACGCCATACAAGGAGGCATTGAAGTTCCACTCTCTCATGTGTTTTGCAGCTCATTACCGCAACTGCATCGAGACTACGGAACAGAAAGAGAAACGTATTTCTCATAAGCATCGAAAAAGCCTCCGCCGTTCCGGCGGTGCTACACCACTGATAACCACATACCGCATTGATAGCAGACCTATTCCTGCAGACGGTACAAAAAGGCACTACACAAAACCTACCGAACAGGTAAGTGTGAGGGGATTTTACCGAACCACCAAAACAGGAAAACGTGTATGGGTTCGACCTTTCACAAAATACAACGGAAATTCTGGAAATAATAAAACATACAAAGTATAGGAGGATCACTATGAGTAATTTGAAAGTATATGCAAAAACCATCGAAGATGAGGCTTTGGAACAGATTAACACTCTTCTGTCTCAGGATGCCTTTAAGGACTGCAAGGTTCGTATCATGCCGGATGTTCATGCCGGTAAAGGATGTGTTATCGGTTTTACTGCCGACCTGGGAGATAAAGTAATACCTAACATCGTTGGGGTTGATATTGGATGCGGTATGCTTTGCGTTAGTTTAGGGCATAGGGATTTTAATGCTGTTACATTGAATACTTTAGATCGTGTTATCCGCACCTATGTTCCAAGTGGGAAAAATGTGCATGATGGGCGGCAAATGCGTTTTGAAGAATTGAAAGAGCTTTATTGTTACCGGGAATTAAAAGATACCAAGCGTCTCGAACGCTCTATTGGCACTCTCGGTGGCGGCAACCATTTTATTGAGGTTGATGTTGCGGAGGACGGTTATAAGTATCTGGTTATCCATACCGGCAGTCGCAATCTTGGGAAACAGGTGGCAGACTACTACCAGAACCTTGCCTATGAGTTGATGTGTGGCAAAGATGATCTGTATGATCGTCAGGAAAAACTCATTGCCGACTACAAAGCCGCCGGAAGAAAATCTGAGATTGAATCTGCAATCAAGGAGCTGCACCGTAACTTTCGTGCTGTCACTCCGAAGTTGCCGAAAGACCTCTGTTATTTAGATGGTAAGTACCGTGAACAGTATTTACATGATATGCGTATCTGCCAGAAGTTTGCATATTTCAACCGTGTGATGATCGCACAGATTATCTGTAATCACATGGGATGGGGAGTTGACGCCGATATGCCGGATTATTTTGAGTGCATCCACAATTATATCGACCACGACTCCAACATCGTCCGTAAAGGTGCTATCTCTGCCAAGTACGGAGAAAAGGTTCTTATCCCTATCAATATGCGTGATGGGTGTATTCTCGGAACTGGCAAGGGAAATGAGGATTGGAACTGTTCTGCGCCACATGGAGCTGGACGGATTATGTCGCGGATGAAAGCAAAGGAAACTCTAAACATGAGTGATTATTCAAACTCTATGGATGGCATCTACACTACTTCCGTATCAGAGGAAACCATAGATGAGGCACCGATGGCATACAAGCCTATTGATGAGATTGTGGAATGTATCGGAGAAACCGTTGATATTCTTGCGATTCTGAAACCCATATATAATTTCAAGGCAAGCGAATAATGTGGCATTGATAGACACATTGATGTATAATGGACTAAACATTTATATAGGGAGGATATGTCTATGAAGATGAGATATTTTGCCATACTGTTACTGTCGGCCGTTCTTTTGACTGGTTGTGGTGGCGGCACATCTACCAAAAATGGCACTACTACGGTCACGACTGCGACAGAAAGTAAAGACAAAACAGACCTTGCAGATTTGATGAGTACGCAGGATTATTCCTGTACTGTGGATGATTCTTTTATGTATTACGTTATGTATGTAACAAACAATTCAGATAAGGTTGTGAGTATTGATCTGAATGTGACCGCATTGGATTCTTCCGGCAGTATGGTTGGTTCTTCCAGTGATGGAACAAAAGCGGTTGCTCCAGGGCAAACAGCCGGTATATGGACCACATTTGATGAATGGGATAAGATTGATAGTTTCGATTACACACTGTCGGTATCAGAGGAAAAGGAATACTCTCCTGTCTATTCTGACTTATCCGTTGACTACAATACTACCGACAGCGGCATTGTTGCATCTGTGACAAACAACGGAACTTCCGCCGCAGATTATGTGTGGATGGATGTGGTGTACCTTAAAGATGGGAAAATGGTTAATTTTAGCGAATTATCTTTTATGGATGATAACCAAGAATTGCAGCCAGGTACAACTCTTTCTCAGGAGGGCACTTGCTACTCTGATTCCGGTTTTGATGATGTAGCGATTGCCATAAATGGCAGGAAATGATTTAAGGCAGAGGTTTTATTCCTCTGCCTTTTCTATGAGTTCCCATGCCTTTTCATCGCCAAATTCTTTCCTTACGGCTTTCCATAATCTGAGGTACTTCTTGGATTCTCTGTCCCTTTCAGTCCTTGCCTTGTCAATCTGGCTTCTGAGGCGGCTTATATACTGCTCGTCCTCAGTCTGAATCAATTTATCTGAGTCACGGTACAGTGACCGGATCATGCTTTCTTTGAGCATATCCTCCCACGGCGTAGATACCTCTGTACTGCGCCCATTGATTGATCTGCGTGTTTTATATTCCCTACCGGATAAATCTTGTTTCTTGGCTCTCTTGGCACAGTAATCGCCAATATACACACCAACCCAGTCTGGGATCTCTTCTTTGACCTGATCGTAAAGCTCTCTGGTAAGCACATAATAGTTGTAGTGACCTACGAACGATTTAACTGCTGCACTATGGAAATCTGCCTTTGATACCTTGACCTCATAGCATCGGAAAATGCCCTTTGTGTCGTATGTCATGTAGTCCACACGCTCCTTGCCTCCATATCCTATTGTTACCTCATAGCAGCCAAATGTTCCCATTTTGTATGTGGCTCTTCTGATTGCCTTTTCCAATGCTACGGTTTCTGCGGTTTTCATTTCAAATCCTCGATTGAGAATACCAAACCTACGCAGTAGACCTCTCCATCTTCCCAAATATCAAATCTCTCACAAGGAATTTCTGTCTCATACGTCCATGTTGCCGGAAGTCCGTCTCGGTTCATTCCATCACACCATCTGGCATCTATCCAGTTGGCACGTTCTTCTCCCTCCTGGTCTACTCCATCCTTATCGAAATAAACTCTTCCGCCATCAAAACAGCCTCCCTCATCGCAGATTGCTCCATTGAACTCCATCAAATCATCTGATGCACCCGTCACAATGACGAGACCGCTCTGTTTTGCCTCTTCCAGTACATCATCGAAACTATCTCCGTATGCTCGTCCATAGAGCTTATTTGCCAGTTCTCTTGCTTCCATATTGTCCTCCTTTAATCTGTGTATACAACGATTTCCTGTCCCTCCATTCTGTACCCAAAGCAAAGGTTTCCACCATCCGCTATTATGGCACATTCATGGTCTGACAGATTGTTTGCGTTTCCGATAATTTGATAGCGTTTACAGGCATATCCGCTGTCTCCGCTCATTATCACGGTTTTCTCTGCTAGGATCTTCTCTTTCTGTTCATCTGCCATAGACTCCCACTCATATCCAAATACCACTATCGCCTTATCCTTTATCTTCTCATATTCCTCATACCACGTTTTTATCATCAGCTACTCCTTATAGCAAATCCCATTGTTACCGTTAAATCTCATATACGGATTGATTAAAGGACTTCTGAAAATGTCAATCTCTCTGCCATCGTGCATGAATTTGAAAGAGATACTGTTATATGCTCCTTTTATCCCTACCAACTCCACACTCGTATTGCTCTGCCCCATCATAATATCCTCTACATCATATTCAGTTCCGATTTCCAATCCGTCCTCTTCTCTGATGGCTACCGCCTTGATTGGTATGTGATTCTGTACACGCATGGCTTACTCCTTTCTCTCATATTTGCATTTTGGAAAATGAGTTCCAACATCAAGGAACATATCGAGAATGATCTTTCCTGTTTCTCCACAGAAATTTATATGTCCTGCGTCTGTCTGCTTTACAATCAGCTTTTTGCAGTTAAGACAGCAATCCTTTTCGTTACGTTCCTCAAATATTTGTAGTGGTGTCTTTTTCATCCTTAATCCCTTTCTCTCTGAAATGCTCCATGATTTTGCAGATTGTGGCATCTCCGACACCTTTGATTTTTGAGATTTCTTTCAGAAAATCATTGACCGTCATTCCGGTAGACGATTTCTTTCCCTGATTAAATCCCTCACTCCTGGCTTTTTCCACTCTGTCATTGACATACTGCACCAACTGTTCATCGGTCATTTTGCGAATTTTAACCGCTTTTTCATGTACCTTATCTTCATTTACTGTTCTGCGGCAGCTTCTCTTCTTTGCCATTGCAATCCTCCTATCTCATGTATGTTTCAACGATGCACGCATCGTCCTCCGGTGTCCTTGGAAATTTGAACATGAATCCGGCTGACATTACATCATCTTCGCATCTTTTAAGATTTTCATATTCGCAGTAAACATTTGTTGGCCGGCTTTTCTATCCGTCCCATACTCTTGCCACCACTTTCCCCGGAAAATCTTTCGGACTGTCGTATATCACTACCAGCGGCACTTTTATATCTGAATAGTCTACCAGATTAAGTGTCGGTACTCTCTTATACAACGGCGTGTTCTGCTTTGCTAATTTCTTCTGTTTGTTCACTCCCATACCTCCTGTAATTCCACATGGAATGATTTCAATAGTTCATCGTCCATATTTGACATAAATGTTCTGTACGATATGTCCGGCTTATTTTGCATAAACCAATCTACCGCCTTTTGATTTCTGGCTGTTCTGGTAGATAGGTTTCTCCAATTATCCTGATACCGAACCCTTTTCAATTCTCCGTACCATACAAGAAATCGCTCTCTCGTGCCATTCCTATCAATCCTCATAGGCACATACGGATCAACAATCTCGTAGTCTATTCGGCGGACTGCTGCCGGAACTGCCATAACCCACATTTCTCCTGTGGCAACGGCATCCGGCACTTTATCCGCTATCTGTTCCGGCATGAGGATAGCATCACTCTCTATGTAATACGCATGGATAACAACCGGTACGCCAATCCTTGCCATGTTGTACGCTACTGTTCCGCCTTGCGGCATCGCTTGGATTGCACTCAATATGTTAGGTGCTACGCATATCCTCGGAGTGGTGTTATCCTCATCCGGGCAGATCTGTTTCGGAACTCTCGGAACAAATCTCTCTACTTCATCAAATGAAACATGAACCAATTTACTGTTGCTTCTTTTTTCTCTTCGCTTCATCCTTTTTCCGTTGGCGTTCCTCCCAGTAGGGATGTTCCAATCTTTTCAGTCCAGTGCATCCTATCTGCAGGCACTTATGGACTTTCATTTGCTTCGTTGATAGATACCCTTTGTGTGTTTTGCAGTACGCTACCGGCGATTTAACCATATTCTTATCAATGCTCTGGAATAAATCAGGCATGAATAAGGGCTTTCGGAAACTCTTGAATGAGTTCTTCGCCCCAAATGTCCGTGAGGCTTGGTTTCATAAATACCGGTATGTTGTACTTTCTGCACTGCTCCACAATATTTTCAATCCATTCTCGTCTTGGTATGACTTTATCTTTTCTGCTGCCAGTCTCCGCTCCTACGATGATCCACTCCGGGATGTATGATTTCTCACTCAGTTCTCCGAAGTCTGCCAGTATAGGCTCTACTGACAAAAACGTATGGAACTCATAGTGTCCGTCCTGTCCCATATACTCCGCATCTGGATCTGTGACTGTCGTTCCGTACCACATATTATCTCTGAGTGGTAATTCTCCATAATGATGTAGCTCCATATATCTTCCTGGATTCTTCGTGAGGAAGAGGTAATTATGCTGCGGAGCTTTCTCACAAGCATTAAACACTTCCCTGATCCATCTATCAGGAACCCACTCTCCAAACACATCCGACATTGATCCGACAAAGATATTTCTCTGCCTCTTTTTGTCTCTGTATTCTCCCATGCGGTATCTGTGGATTGTCGGCACAAATCCATGCGGATAGGCGCATCTGAATTGTTTTCCGGTCTCATCATCAACATAATACGGTTGCTCATTGATCTCATAAGTTTCAGAACCATCGTCTCCGAGTTTGTACGTCTCAGGTTCTACCAGATGGCATCCTTTCCGTGATACAAAACGGTTTGCAATGCCTCTGGCATAACAATAAGGGCATTTATGACGGCAGCCAGTAATCGGATTCCATGTGCTGTCAGCCCATTCTATCTTTGTTTTATCCATTGTGTTTCCTCCTGACGTACTTCCCTACATGATTGACATAGCCGCAGAAACAACACTTTACATCATCACGCAGACGGCTTTTAAAGATCTGATTGCCACAACGCTGACAATCAAGCTCTTTCGGGTTTACTTTATTTTTCTTCATTCTCCTATCGCTCCTTTGGAAATAATTTGCCATCAAACCATTCCGGCTCCCGGCGGACTTTGAAATACTTGTACTTCGGATCATCGCTTATACTCACAGCCAAAATCCAGTTGTCAATCATGCTCATTTTTTTAATCCAAACAGGTATCTCGAATCCGTCACATTTCAATATCCACTCGCTGCCAACTGGGTATTTAATAAATGTGTCATTCGCAAGATCCGGTTCTGCAAAATAAGGAATACCATAGTCCTCTCTGTTTCCTGCATTATCATCAATGTAACAGGTGGCACATATTTTTCTTGTATTGTTTCCAAACTTTTCTACCAACTCAGGCAGATTGTCATTGACTGCATCAAACTCTAATCCGTACTGTTTGCACCACTCCACTGCTTTCTGCGTCTGTTCCTCATTCCGGCACGTCCAGAGGATGAGTTTTGTTCCGTTTTCTCTTTTGCGAATAAGGTAGCTTATCAATTTCTTATTCGGTGGTCCTATTTCCGGCCATCTGTTCTCGCAGAGTGTTCCGTCAAAATCTACTGCGAATATCTCTGTGAAATCACTCATATCTATTCCTTTCCATCCCTAAATCAAACAGGGATAATTGCGCTTTCTCTCTTTCTAACCTCTCACTGGATAGCTTATACATTTCCTCGTCAATCTCGAATCCCACGAATGGTACTCCGGCTCTGTGGTAAGCTATAAGGCTTGATCCACTTCCAACATGGGTATCGAGAACCGGTCCGTTTATTTTGAATGTCTGCAGAAGATACTCATACAAGGCAATCGGTTTCTGCGTAGGATGTATCTTTCTCTCTGTATTTGCTCCGCCTGTGTTGGAACATCTGAATAATTTTGCCGGTAGGTCATAAGAAGTCCATGCCATCTCCACTTGTGAGAACGCTTCCCACGGCTGTACCTTGTCCCACACAACAAAACATTTTGTCGGTAGCAATCGGAAATAGTTGCCGCCCCATATAATTTGATTCTTCGATACCCGGAACAGTTCTTTGAAATAATCTTCCCCAGGAGGTTCGTTGTCCCATTGTCCTGCTCCCTTACTTCGCTTTATCCGTGAAGCTGTGCTTTCTGCCGGATAGCCATTCTTTGACCGGCTCTTATTGGTTCCCATTGCCATGTTTGGTGCATTGATACCGTATGGAGGATCCACGATAGCAACCTCAAAGTGTTTATCAGGAAATCGTTTCATTCCCTCCATGCAGTCCATGTTCCAGTAACCATAGTCTAATTTATCCACTTAATGATGCTCACTCCCTCGTAACCTTTCTCAAACTCGTACCATGCGTATGCTACTGCACTACCGCCTCCGGCTTTCATTTCTTCAAAGTTTCCGTTCTTGGCACATAAAATCCTGCTTCGAGATACATATACACATTTCGGAGGGTATTTCTTGAACAGTTCTCCCCTTGCCTTTCCCTCTAAGAACTGCAATTTGAGGAACATAAACACCTTTCTTCCGTCCGGTATCACATTCATAGCGTGTTCAACAAATTCCTTTGCGTATTTATATGGTGGGTTCGTGATAATGTCTCCGTCCCACATCTCATCAGTCTGCAGGAAATCTACGCCACCCTGTCCGTAGCCTCTGTCGATAAGGTCTGTGCTCCGCACATCATACCCACGCTCTTTGAGTTTTTCAGATAAATGTCCTTGTCCTGCTGCACACTCCCACACTTTTTGGCTGAGTACCGCCCCCCCGATAAGAGTGCGTCTATTGCGATAGGGTCTGTTGCGTAGTAATCATTTGTTTCCCTTTCTTTGTCTGTATGATTTGAAGCACCAAGGGTTGTGAAGATGCTTTTACCATTTCCGGTCCAATCTTTTCCCATATATTCATCCTTTCTGAATTTCTTCAAATACAACTTTCTGTGGCAATACTCCGTGGCAGACATAAACACTGCTAAACGGAGGATTGAGTGACGGTTTCTGTTCTTCGTAACTCTTGAAATATGCAACTCTTCGGTTCATATACATAATCTCAAATTCGTGGTCTCTGAACATTTCAAACCGTCTCTGGCTTTCAAACAATCCAACCACTCCAACAAGCATTGCAAACGGTTTATCTAGGTTAAATAATCTCTCTATCACTTCTGTTTTCATAGAGTACGGCGGATTGCTTATGATGTAATCGCACCATTGCACCATTTCTCCTTGTTTCTGATACTGGAAGAAATCGTCTCCGTCCTTTATGTGGGTTGCTTTTACGTCATACCCCCCCCCGATTGAAATTTTTGACAAACAGGCTGTCCTCTGTATCAAAAGGACACCATATCTTTGCCCCTTTCGGAATGTATTTCATAATCGGTGCAACTGCGTAATCAGGTGTATAGAACTCGTCATTGCCGCTTCCGGCCACTTTATCCATTTTCATGTTTCTTGTCCTTTCCTCTACAAATATCCAAATCTGTAACCATATATAGATTCCAATTCTCCCCGGCACACCTTACCCACTGAGTTCGGCGGAAGATCGTACTGCCGTTCTGCTTCCCGGCATGAGAAAAATATCTCTTCCTCATCCCCTATACAGATAACCATGCAATGTTTCCCCGGCTTGTCCCTGCGGTTTCCGCACTGTACTCTTTTATCAGCCCATCTCAGGTTGTATATGCTGTTGTCGAACCTCTCTCTGTTGTTTATATGGTCTACGGTGTCATACCGCCGTCTGTCTCCCATGAAGAAAGTCTGCATAACAATCTGGTGTCTCTTAAACCGTACTTGGTTTCCATCCGTATCTGTGAACATACTGGAAATATCATATTTATCTCCGTATGCCATATTGCAGAGGATTCCGTTTCTTATAAGCCTCCCAAATGTTGATATGTAGCAGTTGATGTTGAAATCATGCACACTCTTAACTTCCAAATTCTCATCGAATTTTACAAGCCGAGTGACCTTTCTCCATTTTTCTTCCTCGTCCGGGTATTTCCGGCGGATGTAATTAAAAGTTTCTGATTCTCTCATAACTTCTCGAATGTGTATACTGAATGTCTCGTTGTTACTGTGATTTTTCCTTTTATCTCAATATAGGAAATTGCCATACTCGTTGTGAGTTCTCCGACATATGGCGTGCCATCGGCATTTGAGATCCACTGAATTACCATCTGTTCTCCGATTCTCACGTTTGGCTTGGTACATATTCTTCCTACTCTGTCAGGGTATCTCCCGTCTGTCCGGTGATTGCCCTCTCTGTCTGTTATTGAGACTACTTTGTAATTTTCCATAGTGTTCTCCTTAAAACAGATGGAACAAAAGCAGGTCCTCATTGTCCGCCGGATCACACTTCTCTTTCCATTCCAGTTTTCTTACAACGTCCCATGTTTTCAGGCAGATATTGGATAAATCATATTTTTCATATACTCTACGGTCGATGAACAACCGCATATCCAAATCCTCTCCATAGAGGTTGTAGCTCATATATTTCAAATTGCGAATATCATCATCCGTTGCCTCGGCATGGAGTGTTACTGTGATTCCGTCTAATCGGTCAAGGATTTTTCCGTAATCATCCATTGATAAACAAGCTGTGTACAAATACACTCTCTGCTGTTTATTCTGTTTTTTCAGTGCCCTAATAAATCTCAACAAACTGTCCGGGTTGAGCATCGGTTCTCCGCCGGTTATCACGACTTCCTCATAGTCTGAGAGAACTGAAATATCTCCAATACTTGCAACCTTTCCGATTGTCTCATTGCAGCATCCGGGGCATTTTCTGTTACAAGCTAATGTCACTATTACTCTCGCTGTCTTTTTCATATTTCCTCCTTAATCCATGCCGTCATAAAGGCTTTCAGATAATTCAACCTGTTCGTCTGTCAAATCCCTAAGTGCATTGATTATCTTCATCTTTGTTTCTTTGCATGGGAAATATCCGTACTTTGCATATCTCAGCATCCGTTCAAAAGTGCTCATTGGAAATGGAATATCTTTATCAATTACAATCCGTTTAAGATGCAGATGTTCAAAAAACGCATCATCCATCAGGATTTTGTACTCAATGTGTGTTTTCGGTATTCCAATTTCCTCTAAGAAATGTTCATCTTCCAAAGTTTCAAACGGAAGTTCTTGGTTTTTCGCTACCGCACCAGTTTCATCCTCTACTTCCTCTTTGTAATATGCGAACTTCGTGATTGTGAAATCGAACTTATTCAGAATTTCTTCCGGTTTTCCAAATATTTTGCAACAAAGTTCAATCACAACACCTGTTTCAATGTGTTTGTACGCCTTTACATTGTCGTTTTCGTAGTGGAAATGATATTTCTCATCTCTTACATCGTCTCCGTCATATCCTGGTGTCTGGCTGTCAAAATACTGTACCGCATCATCAAAATCACTTTCATTCTCAAAGAAAATATCAAGATCCTTTACCTTTTCTTTATTGAATATGTTTTTGAAACATCCTCCACATATAAATCCTTTGTGACCGGTCATGTATTCATCAAGCCAATTTAGCATCCAGAAGTTTTCTCTATCTCTCTTTATTAGAGCCATGCTTCCTCCTATCTCCGTGCCATTGCCTCCTCGTATAACCGTTTATACACGTCCCTCTCGGCTGTGATTTTTGCGATTTCCAACTGTGTCTCAATGTCCGGCATCTCCACCTTTGCCACAACAGGTTCAGGTTCTTTCTTCTCCGGCTCCACTACTTCATTTGCAGCTTCCGCCCACTTCTTTACCAGATCATTCGATTTGATGTTAATTCCAATACCGATGCTTACTGCCAACGCTGCATCAATCTTTTTCATTTCCGCCATAGAACACTGCCCTATGTAATCTCCAACCTTATCCTTGTTTACCGTATCAATCTGCTCACAAAGCACGGTGGACGGATATTTTGAACTGTTGATTTTAACGTGTGTCGGTAACGGTTTCTTTTCCTGAGTGGTAAGGTAAACCACTTCCAAGATAGGACCTGCATTGTTGCCAATATCATTGCTTATGATTACCGCAGGTCTACCCCCCCCCTGTACATTTCCGCTATATTCACTCTCGTTGCGGATATAGAAGATTTCCCCTCTATAAAACTCTTTGCTCATAGTGTCCTCCTATTCGATTTCATCCTCCTGCGGCATCTCGAACACTCCAAGTGGTTGATCCGCCACATATTCACATACTAAGTCTCTGGGGTTTTCATCCTGTCCTCTTTCAAACAGCAAATTCATGGTGTAGCAGTCCATAAGCATTGAAATCGCCATTCTGCATTTTTCTTTCGTAGAATATCTGCCAATCACTACTCTGTTTTCTCCTACGAGGGCAGCAACTTTGTACCGCCCATCATATTTGCTGTCCGTGCTGTATTCTGTTACCTTGTCGTTGTTCATAACTACCGCTCCATCCTGAGACTTAACAAACATCACGTTTTGCCTCTCTTTCCTTAATTCGCCCCATCTGTCGATTGATTTTGAAATCAATTCGATCCTCTACCTCTGCTACGCAGTTAAAAATAATTCCCAACTGTGTGAGCATAATCTGTACATCTGCAATTTCATCAATCACTGCTTCTCTCATTTCCGCTGTTTTCTCATCGCTACGGCGGAATTTCAGAATGGCTTTGATGAGTTCGGAACACTCTTCAATCGCCATATCCTCCTGTGCATCGTTTCCATACGTTTCTACGATGGTGTTGAGGTTTCTCATCTGTTCCTGTGTCAATACCATTACCTCCTAATATCTGATATTTAGATTTCCATGTTCATTGATCCAATCAATAATTTCCTTGAATCCAAGACCTCCCTCATCCCACGGTTTCATAATGTACTCATACTGTTTGGGATGAGTGAGTTTCATCTTTTCAAATCTTCCTGGGGACTTTTCAAGGTGGCATCCATAGCCGCAGAACATACAACCAGTACGTTCGCATCCGGTCGTTTTGAGAACCGGCCTGCCGAGGTCGAAGATTTCCATATTGCTTACATCAGCTAATGTCATTTGACCGTGTGCCTCATCCTCTGTCACAACTTTTCCGTATACAGAACAGATTTCAAACCTCTTTGGCTGTTTTTTAATGTATTTTCTGGCTTTTCTTCTTTTGGTCTTATCTGCCCTGCATCGGACTTCCATGTTGCAAGCTGCTAAGTTCTGGTCGTATTCGTCCTGCAACTGCCGTATGTAGAGAAGTATGTCCTGCTCCGTCCAAAATGCCATTGGTTGGCTTTGCGGATATTTTAATTCAAACGCATTGCACCCTGTTTTCAGCCACCCTATCGTCCTCTTTTGACTTTCCGATGCAAGCATCGCAAGTATTGGTCTTTTACCGGTTTCTTTGTAATATTTCTTTGCCGGTCTTTTCTTCATTACAGCGCAGCACGTATCATTCACTTCAAATGGAGCTTCAAGCATGAACCGCCATTTTTCACAATTAAATCTTGATTTCTTGCTGCCCCCCCCCTGTCGTTACTGCGCCTTGAAGCCGTTTTAATCTTGTTTTAGAACCTTTTCTTGCACCATATATACAATTACTGATTTCTTTTCCTATGAACGGATAGCCATATTTCTCAATTACTTTCCGAAATGTCAGTTTTGGTTTTATCCAATCCACATTTTCAAAAGTCTTAACAAACTCTCTTATCTCTGGATATTCAAGGCCTGTATCTATGAACATTGCCTTAATGTTGGGGTACAGTTTTCTCGCAATATCAAGAAGAACTGTACTGTCTTTTCCACCAGAGAAAGAGATATACACACCATCCTCTCCGTACTCATCTACCCACTCCCTGATTCTCCGCTGTGTCATGCTGATTTTTGCATTAAGCGGCAAGGACTGCATCTGGTAGATGTCGGATATAACGTGTTTGTTACTCACTTCTCTGTTTCTCCTTTCTGGTGTTACATATAAGTTGCTTCTTTGAATACGAATGTGTCCTCAGAGTCTACCTTTTCCGATAACTCTCTCAGGCGCAGATCATTGGAGCTGTAAATCTTTTTCTTTTTCATATCAGCCACAAAAAACTCCTGCCCTGCCTGAATATACTCTCCCACTTTGCTCTTCCGGCAAATCTCATAGGAAGCATACTCAGTCTCTTTATCCTCTGCCTGTTTTCCCTTTGCGGTTTTTCCTAACATACCGATTTTTCTCCTTTCTTTCATAATTATGTTTATCTGACTAAACATTCTCTTCAAAAAAATTTAATGTAATCCGTCAGACCATCTATACAGAATAACGGCGGTATCTTCGTTAGGATAAGAAACTCCCAAGAATTTGCCATTAACTGTTTCGCAAGCCTCTGTTACTCTGTCCACGAATTTATTGAAGTCCTCTTTCACTGTCACATAATCGTGAAATCCCATTGATCCCTCGTCTCTTTCGTGGCTTTCTCTCATTACCACCATCTGTTTTAATTTCTGCATATTGCCTCCTATTTCTTTACCTTGCAGTCTCTATATACATCCTCTTTTCCGATGAATAACTGCCCTAAGATTGCAACCAGAACATTTACCACGATACTGTTTCCGGCCTGCTTATAAAGCTGTGTGTTACTATTTACTTTCTCCGCCTTATGGAAATCTGCATCTGAGAAATCCATCAGCCGCCAGCACTCTTTTGGAGTGAGCTTTCTTATGCGGTACTCTGTGCAAACCTTTGAGTTAGCATCTCCATGCGTTCCGGCGGTCAGCGTTGGAGAATTGCCATTATCAGAATAAACAGATCCGCATTGACTTCCCTCGTTGGAAATCTGCCCTACTTTTGCCATTTCTGTACTCCTTTCCGCGAGATTGTCGCTATGCTGCATACCGTCCTGCCCCCCCCCGAACAATTTTCTCAATACGACAAATCCCCATGCTTTGGGATGTAAGTGTAGGGCATACATGGCCGCCGCCTTGCACTCTTCCTCGCCGTAATTTACTTGTCGGGTATGAGAAATCTGCAACTCCGCCAATCTCACATTCGATATAACCTTTCTGTGTTGCCTGCCGGATGCCTACATACTCTCTATCCATCATCCACCGTCCTTATCTCTAAAACCAGATTGTCTTTTTGAACAGTTGTGAGGGTGTTGGATATGCCATCAGTTCTTGCTTCAAGTTGAGTCATATTGCCTCTTTTTTCTGAAATCTGGTGGCTTTCGTATAATTTTCTTATCCTTTTGCCGTATTCAGTTCTGACGCAACGGCATATCGCAAAGTCAATCCTCATTTACTTTTATCTCCAATACATAGTTGTCTTTTGCCACACTTGTTAGTGTATTACATAGACCCTGTGAGTTTGGTTCCAGTCTTTGTTCTGTTGGTGCTCCTGCCGTTCTATCTGACGGTTTCTCAGGATTTCTACCTCTTGATGCACAAATTATTCTTTCAATCACGCACTTATCTCCACATCCGTCTATTGTTCTGAGAGTGCCGATGCACCCATCTTTGAAGAATCTCAGTCCCTCATCGCTTCTCATTTCACAAACAGTCTGTTCTTTTTGGTATCTGTGAGTACCCCCCCACATGAATTTGTGGAAGAGATATTGCACAATCCATTATTCTGATTCTGCAATACTTTTATCCTTTCTGTCTGTTATTATGCAAGGTACAGTACCCCCCCCCACTCGTGATTGCCGGAGCTATGCCACCGGTATCATACACTCGCCCTTGGTTTGGGTTCTCTCTTGTGGAAGTGGGGAGAATATTGCCTAACCTCTTAATCCCGGTCTGCAATATTTTCTTTCCTTTCCCTGATTTCTAATATCTTTGGTTCTAAATTACCCCCCCACAAGTATTTAAGGTGGGTGCAATTCCGTCTACGGAATAAATTCTTCCGCTCTGAGGATTATCCCAGCTCTTTCCTACGGCGATATTCCCCAGCTGTATGCAGCGTGCCTTATTTGCCATTTCATAGTTCCTCGATTACATATTTCAAATGTTTGTAGTCGCTCGCCAATAGGGTAGGACATATCATTTTGTACAATGCTTTATTGTATGGGTCGTAGATTCCACAAGCACTTTCGGAGGATCTTTGTAGTCTGTTGCCCTTATTGCTTGGCAAATACCCCCCCCCCGATAAAACTCGGACCCTGTCCTGGACTTCTTTTTCCGGGTTCAGTGAGCCGACTACGATTATTCTGTCTGCCATTTACTTTTTCCTCCACTAAAACTTTCGGTGGATCTTTATAATCCGTTGCCGACAATGCCACTGATATGCCATCCGGGGACATTATGCGCCCTCTTTCTCCACCTGTTCCCGTATGAGCCACAATCAACGGCCGGCTCATGGTTCATCTGAGCTATCTACTTCTGTAACACCGCATCCCAATGATGCCGGTCTACTGAGCCTCTGCCCCCCCCTAACGGTTTTTGAGATGCCGTCTAACTGACCGCTCTCTCGTAAGTCCTTGATGAGTTTCTGTGCCTTTTCGGAGTTGATATAATACTTTTCGTCTACCTCGTCCTCCAAATAATCTTTCATTGTCTTATCCAGTGGAACCGGCTGCGGAAATTTGTAATTATAATCTCCCAGAATAGATACCATGAAGCATCGCTCTCTGTTCTGCGCCACGCCGTAGTCCTTTGCATTGAGGATCTGCGTATAACACTTATATCCCTTGCTTTCAAGAAAGCTGCACCAGCTATGAAAATCATCTATGTTGTCCGCACTGATAACCTGCGGCACATTCTCCATGAGAAGTATCTGGGGAAGATTTTCTGTCTCATTCAGAAGCCTTTCAACTTCCCACAGTAACCCGGAACGTGTTCCTGATCCTTTTTTCATTCCTCGCATCTTTCCGGCGAGTGATAAATCCTGGCAAGGTCTTATGGAAACGAATACGTCATAAGGTAGGTGTATCTGTCAGTATTCGTTATTGCCAGATCACCCCCCCTCATTGAGCAAATGTTGACAAGGTTGTGCGTGGCTTTTATGTTGTTGTAACATTCTCTGCGCCATGCGTCACTGTATGAATGACTCCTTATCTGCTCTTCCGTGAGAGGTTTCTTTCCATCCACGGATATTCCCAACTGAGTAAGTGCCTGTATAACATCCTCAGAACTCATTTCTGCACTGTAATCAGTATCATCGTCCGCCATGTGAATAGCTTTGTATGATGCCGTGGCGTGCATTTCCCATTCAGACATAAGGTAATGTTCAAACGGTACGCCAAGATTGCGAAGTGCCATCGCCTGAGAACCAACCCCGGCAAACAATTCTATCAATCGCACCGGGTTGTCAGTCTTAAATGTTGGGTACATTAAATCAAACATTGAAATCTGATCCACTCGTTTTCTCCTTTCTTTGATTTTTTATCATGCAAAATCTCGCATAATTAAGCTGCCGGAAGTAGTCATTATTCGCATTTTCCCACATTGCCGGTAAGGTACTCAGCCGTGTTTCATAACACTTATCGCACACCTTTTTCCCTTTCATTGTTGTATTTTTGCCACATATATAGCAAATGCCGTAGTCCGGTCTCTCTGAACGTGACAAATCGCATCGGTTTTTGTCTCTATAATTTTTCAGATACGCCCTGCATCTCTGGCACAAACCACCATTCTGTGATTGATGTTTTCCGCATCTGGGGCATAGCCCGTTTTCGATGCGTGTCTGTTTTAACTGCCTTTTCCTCAGCCGATCTTTCTCTTTCTGTTCATCGGTTTTCCCTTTTTCCGAATAACTATCTTGAAATTGACCCAAACACTCATAACATAGCTTTTTGTTAGGTTCTGCTGGATTTTTCCCACAATGAGTGCATATCCCAATCCTTTCATGGTATTTTCGGTTCTGCTTGCGTAATTCAGAATTTCTTGCCGCACAGTCAGGACACATGGATCTTTCCGGCGTTTGGTTTTCTTTGCCACACTTTGGGCACAATCCTCTTTCCCTCATCTCTTTGTATGATAATTTTCTCAATTCATTTCAGAGGTTCCCAGGATTTATGCGCGCTGCCCTTTCCTCCGTCTATTTTCTACCGAACTTCTCATACATTTCATCTAGTCTCTTTCTGGTTTCGTTTGACATACCGGATGGTGGTTCGGTCTTTTCCTCCGGCACTTCAATTTTTTGCATTTCTATCTGCGGGTCTACTGCCTTTTCCATAAGTGCTGCGTGTTTCTTCCCCATATCGGCTATGAGCATCCTTACATTCTCCGGCAGACGTGCCTCTTCTTTCATCCGCTGCACCGAAGTCCGATAGTTCCTGATAAAGTGCGACTGTTCAATGGTTGCCACTTGGTCTGAATCCATCAACGCCCACTCTTTGAGGTTTGCCGCCGTTCCAACAGCTCTTTGGCACGCCTCCGGCAGTTTTGCAAATTCCTCTTCTGAGTTGTAACCGGAGTTCCTTAACGCCCTCTGTACCAACGCCCATGCCTGCAGTTCGCTCATGCTTTCTTCCGCCGGAGCAATTATCTCCGTTGCTTTAGTGCGAATATCTGCGATGGTTGGTGGAAAACGTTCACTCGTCATGTACTTTTGTATTGCCAAGTTTGCCTGCTCATACGGAAGATCTTGTAATAATCCATACCACACATCGAAAGCGTCTTTATCTGGTATGAATGTCGGCTGTGCGTAGACCGCTTTCATAGCTTTTACCAAAATCTTAAATTCTTCTCTTTCCATTACCAGCCATCCACATCCTTTACTCTGTTTCCAATGCGATCTCCGCTATTTCTGTATGCAGAAGATGATTGCAATTTATCCCAAATAATGCCTTTCCATCCATTCGACATACATTCATCAATAAGATTGCATACGGCAGTATCTCCATAGACAGAGACCTTATTGGCAACCTGTTTTAACAACGACTTCATGCCCTGTTCCTTATATCCGTCTTTCCGTTCCGTCTTATACTTGAACCATTCGCGAAGTTTATCTGCCATTACATCAGAGATGGTGTACTCAGGGAGAAGCCTTTCAAAAATTGATTGGGTAGTTTCCCTCTTTCCCCCTTTTTTATTTTCTTTCTCTAACTCTTTCTCTAACTCTTTCTCTATGTTACCTTTTTGAACATCAACGTTACTCTCTGTTACACGTTCGTTACATTCAGTGTTTTCGGGTGTCTCAGTGGGTTTTGTCTTGTTTTTTTCTCTCTCCCGATACTCCCTAACCCTCTGTGCGGATGCCGATTCAGACCCAATCATTTTCAGAGATTTTGGTAAAAATAGTGTGCCGTCACTTTCCGTAACCACAAGCTGTAATTTTGAAAATTGTTGTAACGCTTGTGTAACAATCTGTAACGCAAAACCGGATGCTTCCGCCAACATTTCTGCGTCATACGGAATATCTTCGGAAAATCGCAGTTTGCCCTCATGGTCGATTGACTCTGTAATCATCCATATATAGAACATAACCAAAAGATCGCCATTATCCTTTGCTCTAAGTATCTTGATATAGTGTTTTTCAAAGAAGTTCCGGGGCATTTTGAGCCAAAAATACTTTTTCTCAGCCATCGAACGGTCCTTTCTCTATCTCTTCAAGGAATATCTCAATCCTTGGGTTTTTCTTATCCACATAGAAGTCATGCGTAAAGTTTTCGATTTCTTTCCATCCATCGTTTTTAATCACTCCGCATTTCTGTAAAGCATCCTGAAAAACTTTGTCTGCAAAGGAAAAAATATTGCCCTTGTCACGCTGTTTATCCGGCTCATAGAAGTTGTAATGAATGATGATAGGGTTTGTAATCGTAAGTCTCGGCAACTGTGTCCTGATAGCGTTACACACGATCATCTGGTAATCTCTTTTCATTTTTGCACCCATCTGAGGATGCCTTGCACACTCATGTAGGTAATCGTTAAGATCCGGTAAGGTTCTGGTTCTGCCGTAATAATTCCCTTTGATAACAACCTTGTGCATCCCTAAGTCCTCCTTTCTGTCATTATGGGTGGAGCCGCCGGAATGACGGCTCCTGGGTAATTTAACAAAAGATCCTTGTCAGGGGTTTATACCATTTAACTAATCGAATTTCTTAAAAGGAGGTAAACCGTTTGTGTATTCTGCGGCTTTCGTGACATATTTTCCTCAGAGACCAATCTTAGGAGATAATTGCAGATACATATTTACGGGTTACGATTATTTAAGAAATCACAAAGATGTTTGATACATCTGCAAGTTCTTTTTCGAGATACGCTTTGATGTTAGCTTTCGCCTCATTCTTCCATGCGCCTCCATCTGCCTCAAATAAGGCACAGGTAACGCCATAACGATCATTGTCCTTTACTCTGAAAATGAAGTTACTCATAGGCTGTGCAACCTCTGTAAAGGTTCTGTACGGCATCAGACGGCAAGGACTCGGAACTTCAACTTCCTGCAGAGAGGCAACGCCTTTCTTGATTGCCGCTTTCTGTCCTACTCCGGTGTCTCCGTATTCTGCAACAGTGCCGGCCTTAACATTTCCGGCAAACTGTAAGATGATAGGCTTATCATTTGCCTCAGCATCCTCGTTTAAGAACTTGGACTGCACACCGATAACAAACTCTTCGTTTCCGATGAACTGACCGAATGAAAACTCCGGGATCTCTGCTTTGACAACTGCCAGTGTTTCTCTCTGGCGGTCTGCATCCAAACTGGAGAACAGACGAACCTCAGTAGGAGATACCACCTGGGCGATGTAATGACCGGTCTTGAAATCTGCTTTACTCTTTTTGATGAAATCCACAAGGCTGCTCAGATTACTCATTGTGATACTGGTTGCTCTGAGTTCCTTGCCGATCTGTGTCATATCTTTGTCTACATAGGTTCTTCCCTCAATTTCCTCAATATGGGGAGCATCGAGAGAAAGAATTTTCTCAATAGCTGCTTTTAACATATTTTCCTCCTGTTACTGTGCGCTGCACCAATCTTCGGCAAGGCAATCATTGATACTCGGAACCCACATGGAATGTGAGCCGTCAACGCAACGGATCTGTAAATACGGATTGCATACAAACAAATCTCCCTCATTGAGTCCCCACGCTTCGGCTGTCTGTTTATTACACGGAATACCCTGCGGATAACCTTTCTGGTAAACAACAAACATTCCCTTTCCATTCCATCCCTTACGAGTTACTTTTTGCCCTGCTTTTAATCTGCGTACTGCTTCTCCGAATGTGAATGTCTGGATATTCAAGTCTTTTACATCGGGACCGGCTGCAATCTCCCAATCATCTCTGAGGATGAAAGTGAGCGTGTAGTCAACGTTGTCTGTCTCACGAATATCTAATACTTTTCCGTCCTTGCAGTGCATTTTGATGGAATTATCCTCCCATCTCCAATATCCAGACCATTCCGGCAGTTTAACGATAGCTCCCTGTTTGAGAGCTTCGTATGCTTCCTTGAAAAACATAATATCCTCCTAACTGTTTACTGCGTCTCTCATGCTGATTACTTTCGTGCTCTCTTTTGGAGGTTCAGATTTTTCTTCCAATACCTCTCCGGTCTCAGGATCGCATCCAAGTTCCTCTGCTGTCGGTGTGGAATCCTTTTCCGGGTCCATGCACATACCACACTCATCAAGAGTAAGCTGACCTTTGATTGCGCCCTTTGCGTGTTCTGTGAGGGTTGTTACGCCGCTACGGAAGTCCTTGTTGATGAATAACTGAGTTTTCAGTCCCATCTCAGGAGCCAACTTAACGGAAGTCTGAACCTCAACAGCAACATCTTCTCTATCATCCTCTGACGGAGTGAGAACAATCTTAATGTCGAGAGTTCTTTTCTTCTTGGCATCCGTATTCAAATCGAGAATGTTGTCAGAAATCTTTGCCAACGCTCTGTCGATTCTTTCCTGAACGCCTCCGGCACACATAGATGCCAATGTAAGTTTCTCTGCCACTTTTATCACTTCCTTTCCTAAATGTAGAATTTTCTGTATCTATCAAAGAACTTTTTCCGTGCTTCATCCACGGTAAGTCCTTGTGATACCTCATTGAGTTCGTAGGAGAGCTGCGCTATTATCTGCAACAGTTTTTGCACTTCTGTGCTCTGGTGTGCGCTTATCTTCCCCGTTCTGTGATGTTCTGGTGTGAGTGGAACCCACAAGCCATCTTCATCTGCTTTTTTTCGGTTGGGACCTCCGAGGCAGTGATGCCTCTCAACCCCATACTGACCGTTGATAATATCAAGATCCGCATATTTCATATCCACAATAATTGAATCTCTCATTAAATCTCTCCCATAAGCATATCCATTGATATAGGCCCATCCAAAACCTCAGTGTCGGCACAATAGTCGCACACCTCACATCTCAGAGGTTCAATTTCTCCATCTTTCAGGCGTTGAACCTTGATGATGTTGCTTTGGAACTCTGCCAGTTTCTCATCCATAACCATAGGTGGAATTTCAATAACCTTAATTCTCGGATGAGGTATATTTCCTGGAGAAGTCTTATCTTTGCTAATTGCACAAATATAAAACGGTAACAATTTACCTGTGTTCTGCCTATATATTTCTCTATAAACAGCCCCTTGGAGGTCATATCCCCACCATTCGCAGAAATTAAGTCTCTGTCCGAGATCCTTTGCATAAAAAGTTTCTGTAACAGATTTTACGGTTTTTAAGTCAGTGATCCTTTTTCCATCACAACTATCAATTTTGATTTTTACCGGTATGCCATTGATTTCCCCAGTCATAATTACCTGCTTATCTCCGGCCATATACTGCATAAAAACTTTGTCTTTTTCTGCCCTGTCAATCATTGCAGAGGCCTGCTTGTACTCGGCTTTCAATTCTCCGGCGGTTTTACCTCTGGATGAAAAGATTTCTGGGTGCTGCGCGGAAAATGTAGGAAGTGTCCCCTCAAAGTAGGCATCCACATAAGAACCTACCAATAACGGAGTGGTGGAGACTTCCTCTACTTCTCCCCGGAGTTTTGCCATCGCATAAGCCTCACAACCTAACTTTCCGGTTGTGCCATTGAAGTCCTTATACTGAGATACGGACACATACTGCATATTGGCTTCCTGTGAGTAGTAATTCTCCGGGGTAAGTGCGATGAGGTTACTCATCTACTTCCTTAAATGTTCCATCAATCACACCATCAGAATCCTCATCTCCGTTATGAGAACTCTGATCCTGAGACTGATAAATGTCCTGTGCCCGATACTTCTCTTTTGGTTTTTCCTTAACATCAAATGCCGAACCATCTTCAAATGCCTGACACTGTTCTGCTGTATCAAAGTTGAGGTCAATCAACTTACACAGTCGGCGGAGAACTGTTTTCTTACACATCTCTCCGTAACTTTCTTTCCAAGCCTTACTGTTTGCTGCCTTTGAGAATGTCTGTCTGGTATGTTCAATGTCCTCTTTGCTCATGGTGTCGTACATCATGGAACCGTCTTTGTAGAGGACTACCGCAAATGCACCGATAATCTCTCCGTTTGAAAAAGTCTTAGGCCTGAAATTGACATACTGTTTACCGTTTTCAATTACTTCCTCAAACTTATCTCCCTCACGGACTACCTTTGCGTAAATGTCTTGAATAGGATTGCTCGAATATCTCTTGCACAGCTTGATCTCTCCCTTGTAATCAGTCTGGAACTGACACTGATTTCCGTAAGGAATTGCGTAACACTCTCCGTTAAAGAAATCGAGACCAAGGAACGCTCCTTTTAAGAGTGTTCGCACAACGGTCGGTGCTTCGCATTTTGAGAAATCAGCCTGACCGTCCTGCAGAACCGTCATACAGTTCTGCAAAAATCTCTGCTTGTTGAATTTCTCCGGCAGAGCTGCAACCTGTTTTTCAAGGCTTTCGTCCAGTCCTTTATGGACTGCAACTAAATAATTTGTGTCTTTTGTTGCCATAAATAACCTCCTTGTATTTTTATGAATCTGCCTACCAAGAAAAGGCTATGGCAGGCAGATTATTTTTTCTATTCGCTATCGTCTGCCCCCCAAAAGAATTTTGGCTAAAATATCAGCAAAATTCTTTCCGGTTTCGAGAGGTTCTTCTGACGTTGTGAAACCGAATTTCTTTTCCATCAGTTTCGCAAACTTAGTTGTCTGCTCACTCATAACCCCTCTTACAAGGTTACTTGTCTCTTCAAACCACTCATCTGCTCCCTCAATATCTTCAAGCATCTTTTTGTTGCCACTGCAACGGCATAAAATATTGCTCGGTGTGCATACTACCTCAACTGCAAAAGGAATAGCCTCTGCCTTTTTATCTTTGTCAAGGATTCCGTTTAAGAGTGCGAGTTTCATAAGCATATCTAAGTCTTTGTCAAATGTTCCGTCTGCCATAGTGTTTCCTCCTACAGTTCAATAACTGTTAATTCATTGTTGCTTGTGGTTCTGGTTGCGATGAACTGCAACCCTTTCTTTTTGCACTTCTCGTAGAGACGTGTGCGGTTTTCCTCAGACAGTTTCTCAGTACCATCAATGAGGATGATCTGTAATCCTGCCGGATTCTGAATTGCCACATCAATACAGAGGTCAAGTTTTTCTCCCTCTGACAAGTTGCTTACCGGCAATCCGTTGATGAGAGGTATTCCATCCTTAACTGTCAGACCCTCAATCGGGATCTCTGCGGTTTCCAGAATGGTTCCCGGAAGAGATCTGGCAAGTTCGATTTTCTCTGTGAGGCTGTTGGACTCACTCTGTAACTCATCAACCTCTTTCTGGATGCTCAACATTCTGCGCCACTCATTGATATGGCCTTTCATCTTCTCAGTCTCATTGGCTTTTGCCATAAGATCATCAATAGGTGTGGTTTCCATATCTGCATATTCTGCGTATGATGCCTGTTCTGCCTCATACTTAGAAACAGATGCCTCATATTCCGACTGAATTACCTTTACCTTGTCCGCTTTTACACCGGCAAGACCGTCTTTCTTCTCTTTGAGAGCCTTTATTCTCTCTTCAAGCTGTGCCAACTCACTCTCAATGTTCTTTTCCTGCTGAGCCATTTCCGTATCAAGTGCGGCAATCTTAATTTCTTTGTCTGCCTGGAATGAGCGGATTTTTCCATCGTGGCTGTCTCTAAGGCGTTTTGCCTTTTCGATAGTCTCGTTGTTCTTGCGGATCTTCTCAATCTCTGTGTAGAGGTCTGAGAGGTTTTCCTTTTCCCATCTCTCTCCGTCATAGTCGATAGGAAGTGAACTACCAATATCTGCGATAACTGCTTTCTTCGCACGAATATCACGGTTTACATCCTGACGGTGCATGAAGTAGTAACCATTTTCTGCCTGAATATCATTCAGGACAGCCAAGATATTCTGCTCGTAATTTACATCCCTCGGAATCTCCCCGAACCATTCCTTTATGGTATCAAGGTTCCAATCGTACTGAATCATATCCAAGATCGTTGCGTTCTGGGTTTTCTTATCCATAGAAATGAACTCCATAGGGGAAAGCTGCAACGGTGTGAATATTGTTTTCAGAAACGACTCAGGACTGGGAATTACATTGCCGTTCTGTTTAACAGATTTGTAATCTGTCATTGCCGTTCTGGCTTTTCTGTCAATGGAGAGACCGTTATCTGTTTCTATGTAAATCTCTCCCTCTGTCTCTCCGTTTTTTACGATAAATTCACGGTCGGAGGAATTTGTAAGAGCATATCTGATTGCGTCAATAACGGATGTTTTTCCAGTACCGTTGTCTCCGACAAGCTCAATGTTCTTTCCGTCCCCCTGCCATTCCTTAATCCCGAAGAGCTGCTTTATCGTGATTTTTGAAATCTTCATGGTGGATTTTCCTTTCTCTGTTTATGGGGTTCGGCAATGCCTTACCCCTAAACCGCTACTGAATTACTGTTACGTTGGATGCCTGCGGTCCCTTGGTTCCGTCAACAACATCAAATTCTACGGGCTGTCCCTCTACAAGAGTCTTGTAACCGTCCATCTGCAATGCGCTGAAATGGCAGAACACGTCAACTCCATCTTCGCCTGTAATGAAACCATAGCCCTTTGCGGCGTTGAACCATTTAACTGTACCTTTTCTCATGGTGCGTCTCCTTTCCTCAAAAAATATCTATTAAACAATCCTTGCGGATGCTTAACCTATACCAAGTCGTTCTTTCTCCTGATCCAAAAGGTGGCGATATATGTAAAATCCCCACTTGGATTTACCCTCTCGCTTTATGGCATATCCAATAGGCAATTTCTCCCTTTTCATAAGTTCACGGAGCGTAATCACATCCATTTGCAACTCTTTCGCTGCATTTTTTGGTGTTACTCTCTCATTGTTCATTGCTTCTTACCTCAATTTGTTCGTTTTGCTGTGCCTTAGTTCGTTGTGGATTATCCTTTTCATGTTTACTCGACTAAACTTTTTGGGTAAAAAGTTTGCTGACAGGGACATTCAAAGCCGCCGCCAACGATTTCAGAGTACCGACCATAGCCTCATGCTCTTCGTTGTTTTCAAGCAGAACTATGGTTGTTCTGCTTACGCCAGACATTTGAGCTAACTGTTCCTGGGTAAGTTTCTTCTTTTCTCTAAGTTCTCTGATTCGATACGCCATTACTGCGCCTCCTTTCTTTGTCCGGTGTTTACTCGACTGAACAATTTGAGTATAGCCGACTAAACATTTATTGTCAAGCACATTTTACAAAAAAATTGACTTTTTGTACAGTACATTGTATAATGGACTAAACATTGAAAGGAGGTTTTCGTATGACATTAGGGCAGATAATAAGGGCATATAGAGAAGAAAATAGCATGAGCATGGATAGTTTTGCGAAAGCTAGTGGTTTGAGTAAAGGTTACATATCTCAGCTTGAAAATAATCTCAATCCGAAAACAGGAGAACCGCCTGTTCCATCTATGACCTCTATAAAGAAAGCGGCAAACGGAATGTTTATGAGTTTTGATGAGTTGTTTTCTCAGTTAGACGATAATATGAAAGTATCGGTTTCTCCCGAAAAAGTGAAAATGGCTAAGAAAGCAATCCGTATACCGGTTCTTGGTAATGTGGCTGCCGGAATACCCATTGAAGCTATTGAGGATATTATAGACTATGAAGAAATTTCTGAGGAATTGGCTCATACGGGAGATTTTTTTGCATTGAAAATCAAAGGAGATTCTATGGAACCACGCATATGTAATGGGGATGTGGTAATCGTCCGCAAACAGAATTATGCAGAAAGTGGAGATCTCGTCATTGTATTGGTAAATGGAGACAGTGCTACCTGTAAGAAATTGGCAAAATATCCGAGTGGTATCAGGTTAATCCCTTTCAATCAGGCATACGAACCACTCTTCTACTCAAATGAAGAGATTGAAAACAAACCAGTGAGAATCATTGGTAGAGTCGTTGAAAATCGACAGAAATACTAAAATAGAAAACCGCCTCTGCTGCTAACAGAGACGGTATCTATGAACACACACCGGAAAGCTCCGATATGCGCTCGTCTGAACAACTTGCATTATATCATCTTCCCGGTAGAAAAACAATATACCGGGCATTTTTACGCCCATTTTTAGGAAAAGGAGGATGATATTATGCGTCTGCCAAACGGTTACGGTAGTGTAATCAAACTAAAAGGCAAGAGGCGTAAGCCTTATGCCGTCCGAACTTCTGAAATTGCGGAATTTGTAGAGATTGATGCTCCGAAAGATCCGCCGTCTAATATCCGCCGTGAACTCAACCGGTATAACTTCAAATGGAAAAGAAAAGCTCAGATATGGGCTGCCATTTCCTCAGATGCCATCTGTGAGTTCGCTGAGACTCTGATGCAAGAAGAGGGCTATGAGTATTCCATAGCTTACCGGCAAACGTTCAAATACCTTGAATACTTCGCCAAACAGGAACACGCCTATGCTTTTCTGTCGGAATTGAATAATGCCGATGTGGTTGCGGAACATATTAAATACGCCGAGACACCTACTTTTGCAGAGATGTATGGAAAGTGGAAAAATTATCGAAAGGCTCTGCCGGATAAGATTTCATCAAACACCTGGCGGAACTATGAGATTGCTTTCAACCACTTATCAGATTTGCACCACAAGAAATTTAATGCCCTACGAACTGATGAGGTCCAGGAGTGTATCAACAAATGGACCTGTAAATCAAACTCTACTGTCTCTAATATCCGCACGGTTCTTAACAATCTATACAAGTATGCCCTGATGAACAACTATATAGAAAAAGATTTGTCTCAGTTCTTTGTATACTCATGGGTTGATCCGACAGAACAAATCCATAGCAGATATACCAATGAAGAAATTGCAACCCTTTGGTCTAAACTGTATGTGATAAACAATGTGGACCTCATTCTCATTACGATCTACACCGGCCTAAGACCTACGGAACTTTTGGAGATAACCACGGATAATGTGCATCTGGATGAACAATACATGATTGGGGGAATGAAAACAGAGGCCGGCACAGACAGAACAATACCAATCGCAGACAAAATTTTGCCACTGATAAAGAACCGATTCAATCCGAACAGAAGATTTCTTGTGAACAACAAGTATGGGAACCACTACACCTACGGATCGTATGTGAGCGCAAATTTCAACACCGTTATGAACAAACTTGGTATGCAGCATCTCCCACATGACGGCCGCCACACCTTTGCCTCACTGATGGATGATGTTGGTGCAAATGATGTTTGCATAAAACTGATAATGGGGCATAGCATGAAAAATGATATTACAAAAGGAACCTACACGCACAAATCTATACAACAGCTCATTGATGAAGTCAATAAAATTTAAGGGAGGTTATGCCTCCCTTTTTCTGTATAAATATGCTCAAAATCCCAGTATATTATGCGTATATTATACAAAATGAGTTGTATCTTGCGTGTATATTACGCGTGTATTGTACGCATATTACTATCAAAAATCTACTCAAACCAACGAACACTTTCTTCAAAAATACGCACAATAAAACCCCGGAAACATTGAATTTCCGGGGTTCGTTTTTATTGATTAGCACACACCCTGTGCTAAC